CGTAAAATCTTAACCGTAAAAGATTTTTTACTGTATAGCATGGGAAGTTTAGTACCTGATACAGTTACAGATGAGCATGTCTTGTCTGTAAAGGGTGCTGTCAACCACCCTATGATGTAGCGCCACTTTAGATAGCAGTATCTATTGGGGTTAAAGGTCGGAGGTGTAAGCCGTTAGTACGACTGGGCAGTTACAAACCCATGATCTTTAGGTCGTGGGTAGTTGACTTTCCATGAATCCTTTCTAGCTCTTCGCTTCTCTTCATGATTCCATCGGCATAACTGCTGATGTACCCTGACTCTGATTTTTTGACCGCGTCTTTTTCGCCGTGGTATACCTGCAAAACAGTACTTGTTTCTCCGTATTTTTCAAAAAGTTCAGACAGGTAATCTGTTCCAACAAGAATGTTACCATTCATGTCGTAAATGTCGTTTACGGAAAGGCGTTCCATTCTGTCTTTATGGAATTTTTCATATACCTGCATCAGCCCTTTGCATCCACCGTTCGTTGCGTCCTGCTGACCGGAACTCTCTCTTTCGATAATTGCCATAAGCAGCTCCGGACAAATATTGTACTGTTCGCCATACCAGACGCACGCATCCTGGATCTCTTCCGAAATATAGGTATCTTCCTGCGCATTTGCAGTGATCGGTGTTGCAATTGCAGCGGTGAAAAGTGCTGCTATCAAAATCTTCTTCATTTTTCCTCCGTTTTTAAGCTGCTTTATCGTCAATAAGCTGAGAATCAATAATGGTAAAATTGCATCTATGGATATAAAGAGGAAGTCCGTCGATCATGATTTTTGTCGTTTTAGGCAGATTTTCTTCAACTTCCCAAGTAACATCATCTCCCATAAACGCTCCAATGTTATATCCATCCTGAGACTGGACAAGTATCAATTTCTGTCCATGCTGACCATTTTCGTGCATGTCGTACCACCAGTTTTTCAGGCCATAATATGTACCGATCAGTCTACCGCTCACAGATACGTCATAACCATCTTCTCTTGATGCCTCTTTTGTGTTTAATTCAGTTGGAATTTCTAACATTTCCAAACGCGTATCCTTAAATAACACACTGCTTCCGCATGACTGGATATAATTTCCATCAATACCAATCGTAACAACTGAACTTGTCTCATACCAACTTACCCAGCTGCCGCTCGTATCCCAGCCCCATTGCTTCGCTTTGTTTGGTTCGATTGTGAAGCTGTTGCCGGTAAAGTTTAGGAAATTATTTCCAGAGTTGTCGTACATCAACGCTTCATATGACACGGGAACCGTTTCAGATTCATTTGAGGAAACAACGGTAGTTGTCCCATCCACACATCCAGGCATTGTAAGCGCAATGCTTAAAGCCAACGCAATTCCTACAATTTTATTCTTCATTTTTCCCTCAAAAAAATTATTTACGAAATACAATTTAAAAAACTTCAGTTTGCTTCATTACCTAACTTCAATTCCGGTGCATTGTTGGAAAATGTTAGCATCAAAGTTCGGTATTGCCTTGATGATATTTTTCTGACGGTCTGGCAATCCGTCCCACCATAACTGACCACATTCCGATTCATCAAGCACTTTGAGGTAACCGCCTGTTGTTTCATAGGTTGGATTTGCTAACTTTTCTTCATCAGTCATATCTTCTTCATATACCAATTCAACAACATTCTTTGGTATCTGATTCAGTAAATATCTTGCATCTGAATTCATCCATTCACGGTATGTCATATCTGACGGCTTATTGAACAGCATGATCTTCTGTTCTTCTGTATTAAAACAACCAGTATTAAAAGACGATTTGTTCCAGTTCCCGGTGTTGCAGTTCCCGGTGTTGCAGTTCCCGGTGTTGCAGTCCCCGGTGTTCCTGTTCCCGGTGTTGCAGTTCCCGGTGTTCCAGTTCCCGGTGTTCCTGTTCCCGGTGTTCCAGTTCCCGGTGTTGCAGTTCCCGGTGTTCCAGTTCCCGGTGTTGCAGTCCCCGGTGTTCCTGTTCCCGGTGTTGCAGTCCCCGGTGTTCCTGTTCCCGGTGTTCCAGTCCCCGGTGTTCCTGTTCCCGGTGTTCCTGTTCCCGGTGTTCCTGTTCCCGGTGTTCCTGTTCCCGGTGTTCCAGTCCCCGGTGTTCCAGTTCCCGGTGTTCCAGTTCCCGGTGTTCCTGTTCCCGGTGTTGCAGTTCCCGGTGTTGCAGCGACCCGTGCAATTCTTTCCAAGGTTGACGATCCGCAAGACTTCATCCCACGGGATTTCACGCACGATTTCCAGTTTATCAGTGCAAGACTTGTCACCTTCTGTCAGCACTTCGCCATAGGCAATGACTTCTGCAACCTTGTTTTCACTGTTGAACCTGTAATAATTGAAGCAGTCAGCAGCAACCTGGCAGAAGTGCATCCCGCGACCGCAAACATCAAGCTCCCCTTCTTCCTCAAATTTTCCGGGGCAGGTGTACTGTTTAGGGTTGTGCCCCGTTGGATCACAAGTCCAATCAGGTCTAAAAACCTTATATCCTTTTACCATGTATTTTCTATTCTCCTTTCTATTCATTTTCTTGTGGATTCTTTCATGGTATAATCTCCCTATCTTTTATAAGGAGGTGAATTGAATTGGATTCTAAAGAATACGCATCTGCTTATGCTATTGCGAGAACTTGTGGATTTAACCAAAGCTTTGATGATTTCAAAAAGCTGTACGACCAATACTACTCAGAAACCATCGAAGAAATTCCAGAAGAACCGCAATTAGCAAAGGTTGAGGCTGTGTCTAATCCTTTCCGTAACCGGAAGAACTTCTAAATGTTCCGACTACCGGAGCAATGGCGGTAAGGACTTTGATAGACAGATCGATGTTTGTTTCATCAATTTTTTTATCGCCATTCACAATGCTCTGATAAGCTTCCAGAACATCCATTGCTACATGCTGCGCCATTTCGTCTATTCCAACATAGCGAGAGTCAGCCTTTTTTACCAAAGTAGCCTTGCCGTTTGAATCTACAACGCTGTATCTCTGATTCTGCATTATCTACTCTCCTTTCAGTTGTTAAGATTGTCACTTACTTTCAATGCCCTATAGGCATTACATAACGCATTCAATGCCATTACTTCAATGCCAAGTCTTTCATCTGGATTTTGTTCATAGTTTCTTACTGCTGCAATATCTTCCATAATATAATTTGAAAGTTTTTTGATATGTTCCTGCATTTCCTCACCTGCTTTCCATAGTCTCTCTGTCCTTTTGTTGGCTACCTTTCAATCAGCGGATATTCCCCGTTCTTTTTAAGTAGCTCATACAGGAACAATCTTCCTTTCTGCGTCCACTCTGTCTGCATTACAACATCTGCCTGTCCGCTTGATCTGGTAATATCAATCGTTTTGCTGTGGACGTATCCAAGTCCTTGATATTGCCGGTATAAAATCCACTGACCGCCGACTTTATGCTGAACCCCTAAGTCTTTCAGCACCTTGTTGAAAGATTTCGCAGACATCCCATAGTCCTGTGCAATCTGAGTTACCAGAACGGTTGACTTGCTGTTCAATATCAAATCAACATAATTCACTTTCGGCTGCATTTCTGAAATGGTGTTATTCATTTCCACAACCTCGGTTTCCAGCGCTTGTATCTTCTTGTCCCGTTCAGCAATCTTTTTCTGTGCCACCAGAACTGCATTTGCCAGAAGTTCATCGTCCGTCATGTTTTCCTGCCCAGCAATGTAACCGCCGTTCTTTCTAATGGACGGAAGCACTTCTCCTGTGACCCATTCGGTGAATCGTTCTGCCGATTCTTTCCGACTCTGGAAGATGGTCTTGTAAAGGTTGCTTTCCGTTATATAAAGCAATTTCTGCGTCCCGCCCGATGTAAGGGTGTCCACACTATGGATACCCTTTTCTGATAACCTGTTTTTTACATTTCCGACATTAGAAATCTCCAGTGCCTTGCACACATCAGCCAAGCAAAACATCGGATTATCATTTATTACTGCTGTTCGGATTTCTCCAAACTCTGATGAATTAAAAATCTGTATTCCATTCATTTCTCTCACTTCCTTTCTGTGGTATAATGTTTTCAAAAAAAGTCGGAGGTTATCATGAAATATTCACCAAACTCCCCAGATGTGGATGATTTGTTTTCACATTACAAAATTCCTAATATTGAATTTCCTGAGTATAAAGAAGGAAAGTCTCCATACGAACTTATGGAAAGCCAATCTGCTTATCTCGAAAAGACAAGTAAGGAACTCCACGACTTAGCTGAGTCTGCAAAATCTCAAGCCGAATCAGCTAAAACTATTGCTGCAACCTCAAAAGTTCAAGCTGATTTAGCTGTTGAAGAATCTCGAAGAGCCAGCAAGACATCAATTACAGCCGTGGTTAGGTCAAATATATCCACCGTAGTAGCGGTTGTATCATTGATCCTTTCTCTCGTTATCAATGTAGACACGATTGTACATAACGGGCAAAAGATTCTATCTTATCTAATCCAGCTACTAAATTGACCAATATCGAAAGAATCCCACAGGCAATCGCTATGTTCGACATGGTGTTTGCCTTTTTACAATTTTCCGCTATTTCTTCACAAGTTTTGTGAATTTCGTTTTCTATGTTCACATCTTCATCTCCTTTCCGATACAATTTAGTGACTATCTTTTTAATGGATTTTTCGGTTCCTCCTGACTCAGTTGCTAACCAATTCCGAAACGGTGATTCCTGTCGCTTTTGAAATTTTTTCGAGAGTATCAAGTGATGGTTTGCTGCCCTTTCCCCACTTCCCGATTGTACCGTTGCCTATGTTGCACTTTTTTTCAAACGTAGCAATCGAAATGTTGTTTTCCTCGCAATATTTAATGATCTTTTTGTAAATCACAAGCATCCTCCTTTCCACAAAAGTTAGATAATGCTCTATTGACAATCATTAGAATATATTCTAATATTAAGTTACCACACAAAATAAGAACATTTTCTATCTTCTTGTCATTTTGTAGAACATCCTCTACGTCACAATGACAGTATATAGAATATGTTCTAGTTTGTCAAGCACTTTTATAGAATATTTTCTAGTTATTTTAAAGGAGCGTTAACATGACAGTACTAGAGCGAATTAAAAAATTGTGTAAAGAAAAAAAGAACATGAGTGTAACGGCACTAGAGCAAGAACTGGGATATAGTAATGGTTCTCTCGCAAAAGCAAAAGATATTCCTAGTAGTAGAATCATGGAAATCGCAAATTTTTTTGAAGTAAGTACAGACTATATTATTAGCGGAGAAGAAAAATTTGCAAACGAATTGCCTTACCAATCAGATTTGTGGGTAAAAATTCGACACGACAGTGAATTACTAGAGGCGTTGGGTAAATATATGGAATTGTCCGACAGAAAGAAAAAGCACGTCATTGATACAATAGACGTGCTTAGTGAGGTGTAACTATGGAAAATGGTAAAATTATCAACTGTGCCGGTCTAACCCAGCAGCAGAGAAGCGAACTCATAGCCAAATATGAAAATGTTGGCTGGACATTTTGCGAAATTTCAACCGGATTTCCTAGCAACGATTACATTTGGGTTCATCTTGAATGGGAGGGAAATCAACCTCCGATTTATCCCGAACTAAAATCCAGCAATTAGTCCCGTGAATTTCCGGCGTGAAGAACGCCAGGTATCCTCTGCTTTCCAGTTCCTTCTTTTGCTCTTCTGTTCTGGCGATAGCAAGGCACTGGAAAGAGCCTTGATTGTTCATGTCATAAATACAAGTTTCACATGTTTTTATATTCATATTTTTGTCTCCGAATATAGATTTAGCTGAAATGACTTCTTAGCGTTCTAAAAATCCTCGCAACAGATATCTCTTACAATATTTAAAACATATATTAGGATATCTTCTCTTTTTAATTTCTCAATCGTTTCGATTATCTGTTTCCTGTACTCTTCTTTTTCCTCCACCTAAATCCCCTCCAATCACTTCCGCACTAAGTAGCGATAGCATAATTATAGAACACATGTTTTGTTTTGTAAAGCATTTTGCAGGGCGATGCAATGCCAAGACACCGCCCTGCCGCCAGAACTCGTATGCCATTTGTTAAGGCTGACTGTATCATACCGCGCCGGAAGCGTAAAAAATGTCGAACATAGCGTTTTCGAGCAAAAAAATAAAGGGGCTTGCGATAAGCCCCTAAATTTCCTTGATCTGTGTCTTTATTCCTTTCATGAGATTCCCTTCTACATTCATCAGGTATCCCTTTTCTGCAAGAATATTTGCAAAAGCAGTTGCGTTTTGTTCGGAAGAATATACCCCGGCAATGACATAATACAGGGTTTTCGTTTCCGGTTCATCTTTTCCCGCTTCTCCGGTCGCATTCACAGATTTGATCTCCAAACCGTCGTAGATTGCCTGCACCATCTTTTCACAGTCATACAGTGCATAGTCGTCCAGATCATCCACAAAGCAGCATTCTATCAGCATAGCTGGCGCTTTGGTATTTTTTAAGACATATAAACCGTTGCTATACTTGACACCTCGATTTGTAAACCCAAGGGACGCGACACTGTTACATATTTTCTGCGCATAGCTTTCGATTTCTGTTCCCTTGTTGTTTGGATGTATCCATACCTCAACGCCTCTTGTCCTGCCGTCGGATGCAGTCTCTTTGGACAAAGCGTTAAAATGTATCGAAATATCAAGATCAACCGCGTGCTCGTTGCACTTCGATACAATCTTCTGTAAAATATCTTTTTGACTCGACCCGTCGTTGCATGTGCAATCGTAAATCGTATGCCCTGCGGAACGGATTTTACCGATCAGAGCATTGCAAACATTCCGGTTTTCGTCTGATTCGTTTAAATATCCAACAGAGCCAGCTGCTGGCATTCCGGATGGATTGTGCCCTGCATGGATATTAAAGCTTCTTATTTGCACTGTAGGCGTTTCTACAGCATCCGTTCCAACTATTGCGTCGTACTTAGTCAGATTGTATGTTTCGATGCAGTTTATAAGCGTTTCTGCGTAGGTGGCAGATGTCGCATATCCGTCCGATTTTATAAGCTTACAATACGTTTTGTAATCTCTCTGACCAATCAGGTTTGCGTAGCGCTTATTCTGTACGAGAAAATCCGCGTGGTCTTTTATGGAATCATTCCAACTGTCATAGGCGCGAAACGAGGCCATAACGTCGATATATTTGCCATTTACGTACTCTTTTGTAAGCTTCTGGCAAACTTTACCACTCCACCTGCTGTCCGCTTTAATTCCAAAAAGCGCATTGCCTTCCGTTGCAAGCTGGCTCGTACCATATTTACTTTCAATTATCGCCTGAGCGATTGACGGGGACGGAAGCAGGTTCGCGGCATTGCAGGAGCTTACAATTTCATGCGCGACCGTAGATAAAAATTCTTCTACTTTCATTTTCTTGCACCTCACATATCCTGGTATTCTTCCAACTCTTCTGTTCCGGTTGTTTTCTCTGCTTTTTTAATCGCATCGCTTCCGAAAATGCTGGACAAGTGCTTTACTACCTTACCGGAGTAAACGCCGATAGCAGCAATCAGGGTGGCTTTTGGTTCCATACCAAGAGTGTCTGACAGACTCGGAATCTGCTCGATCGTGTAGGCAAGACCGATAAACATTGCCGCTACACAGGCTGCCTTTGCAAGACCGTACAGAAGCTTTTTTGTATCGAATTGGCCGTCATTAAGTCCGATGTTTACATATAATCCGCCAAGGATATTGCAAAGCACCGCTATACCAAGGATTCCGATCAGCTTTAAAATTTCTACCATAGCTTTTATATTCCTTTCAAAATAGCTTGTACACTGGCTTTTCCTCATTAAAAAACCAGTACCTTAAATAGTCATCACACACAATTGCAACCGCCGATACGACGCACCATAGGAGCGAAAACGGTAGGCATATTTGCCCCAAAATGTTAAAAGGCATGTTTGAGTAATCCCAAACATGCCAGCCGAGCCAAATGTTTATTATGCATCCAGATATAAACTCCACCGCAGTTACAATGCAGCCACCTATGACACACTGTTTCCAGAATGCCATTTCCCATGGAATAACTTCGTTTATCAGTCCGATCATGCAAAAGCAAAGCCCGCCGACGATAAACATTGTCCAGTGTGTGTGCCCTCTTGCCATGCGCTCGAGAGTATTGTACGTTATTCCGCCGAAGGAAAGCAAAACGCAATATTTAAATAAGATTTTTAGATAATGCATAAAGTATTGCCTCCGAATCTTAATACCAAAGTGTGAACATTCCGTCTGTCGTGTCTCCCCATTGCTGAGGTTGTTGTGTTTTCCCGATAACCGTACCAGCCTTAAGATGACCTTGCGCGTAGTCATCTTCGACAGTCACAATCAAATTATTACCATCCCATTTTACGCAACCAGTTTGCCATGTTTTAAGATATATTGAATGCGGAGGATCGATAAAGTATGCTCCAGCGCCTGCAATCGTCCCTGATCTACCCAATTTTTTTTTTACACCGTCCGTGGTTGTACCGTAAAAGTTTGTTCCGTCCCATTCTATTCCGGTTCCAGCCGGGAATCTTTTTTCGATCGTTTCCGAAAGACCGTCAATTTCTGTTCCGTGTTCGTATGCAACTCTTGCCGTAACAAGGCTTGCGGCACTGTTTGTTGTGTCATTATCAGCAACAGCATAATCTGCTGCTGCGCCTGATGGAATTTTGGGCTTGTCCGTAAGATCATTGTAACTTCCTGTTTTTGCGACAGTTTTTAATTTTCCATCAAGACCTTTGACTGCCATGGCTCCTGCCATGTACCCGCCGACCGTGTTTGCTAAAACAGCATCGATGTCGTCAATTATTTTTGTAGCGTCCGCGGAGCTGTTTATTGCTTCGTTTGCTTCGTTTACCTGTTTCGCGCCGTAGATACTGCCAGTTTGTTCGTAAACGCTTGCGTCCTCGAGGCAATACGTTCCGTCTCCATTCGCAACAAGTCTATATCTTCTCTTCCCATCCATGCTTTCGGCAAGTATATCGTCCTTAAAATCTGTCGCCAGCGTTCTTTTTGCCATTTCAATTCCTCCAACGTTTTAGTTCGGCTGCTTGTAAATGTCCTTTAATACCTCGGACTGATATTCCTCAGGTACGTACATTCCGTAATAAGCAGCGTTTACACTCTCTTTGTCTACCATGCTATTTACATAGATTCTCAGATCTCTAAAATACGTAACGTGATATGTTACAAACTGCAATGCCTTATTCACGATCAGAGCCATATCTGCATTCGAGTAATAGCGGCAGTGCTCGGAATGATCCGATGTGTGCCACGGTATAGACTCGGCTCCTGACATAACAAGCGTCTGTAATCCGACAAGGCTTGTCTGGTCTCGCTCTGTCAACGTAAAATGTTCTACAGTTCCGTTCGTAAGAGTGATGTCAAACCCTTCTGCAATGGTGGACTGCTGCTCGGAATTTAATGACAGGATTTTTTCTTCCTTTACATCATCCAGCGTAGGGACATATTCTATGTCTGCTGCAAATGTTACGTCAGATTCGATGCTTCCGCTTTTTGGAACCTCCGGAACCCAGCCGGTAAACCTGTAATTTTCTTCCGTTTCCACGCTGGGAACAATTATGTTTTCATAAGAAGTTTCGTGCTGCTCCGCATCTCCGGAAATTGTACCTTTATCTGACACAGTAAACCTGATTGTAGGAACAAATATTTTTCGTATTTTTGCTGTGAACTTTTTGTTTGTGTCTATGTCGCCAGACGCCGGAATTTCAGGAAGCCACCCGACAAACTCGTAACCAGAAATCGGAGAAACATCGGGAATCTTTAAATCTTCGTAACGGTCAACTTTTTGCACACTGTTTCCGATAATTCCACCATTTTCTGAGGATTTGAAAGTTACTGTTGGCTTTTCACAAAAAATAGCAGTAAACGTAATATCTTCCTTTATATCTCCGCCTTTTGGTATTTCCGGAAGCCATCCAGAAAATTTGTATCCTTCTTCGCCAGAAGCTTCCGGAGCAATCAGGCCGCTATAGTCATCTGCCTTTATTTCCAAGTTCCCGGAAAGATGACCATTTGCGCCGGCACGAAACAGAACTGTGTGCTTTTCTTTTTCGTAAACACTTCCGTCATTTGAAAGCTGATATCCATTGTATTTTTTTGTTTCCGAATCGTTCCTGTAGACTGTAGTGAAACCATGGTAATAATCTCCACCTATGTTGTTTTCGCAGTCTTTGTCTAAATACAGGTCAAATCCAGTTGTGTTTACCGATATTTTGGTTTTTGGCAGAATCGTAACGACGTTGTCTCCGCACGTAATAACAGAGCATTCTATCGCCTTTTTACTGTTTAAAAACTTTAAATACATAATCGCCTCCGCATGATTAAATTTTAATGGATTTGTAGTTTCCAAGTCTGAACTGCAGCCGTGGTATGCTTCCTTTTTGCCTTGCTAAAATAGCGTTCATAGACGATATTGCAGATTCAATTCTGTTTAGTTCATCCCATTTTATAAAAGCTCCGTTTGGGAAAAATCGCTGAGAAACTCCGTAATCTTTCGACAAGATATGATCGTTGATTGCGGATACGTTGCTCTCGATTGCATTGAATTCATTCGCCGTCCAGTATCCATCGTAAGAGTTTTTGCTCTCTCCCATACTTTCGAGCTCAAACGACGGATAGACCTGATTAGCGATACCGTGTATATACAAAATATTGTTCCTGATTCGGTTGTAGTCCTCGATATTAAACCTGTCCGAAGATAACCAATCCGTTTTCGGAGGTATCAACTCTGTAATTTCGTCAGGCAATTAAATCACCGCCTTTCTAGCTCTCATAGTTCCGCTCAGCGATCCGCTGAATTTAAGCTCGTTTTGGTATGTCCTTATTTCTGTTTCGCTTCCATTCGCGAGTTCTAGGTAAAATACGTCATTTGCGTCCGTTCTTGGGTCTCCACGCCACGGTATTTTATAGTCGACATCTCCAAGGAAATACGAGGCGAGCCATCGTTCCAACGCTTTTGCGTGCGTCGCGTCACTTACAAGAGGATTTTTCCATGTTTTTTCTTCTCCAGTGTCATTGTGCTTTACATGGTACGGGATCTCTTCTGTTGCAAATTCGTAACCGGATACAGTGTATTTAATGGTTGCTTCTTTGCTAACGCCATCAAATGACAAGACCGCATAATAGCTTCCACTTTCAGTCACTTCTGCTGTGATATCTTCGCTTTCAACCTCTACGGTAAATCCGTAGCTTGCGTTATTAAAATATACCGTCCTTGTTGTATCTGTAACATTCAGCACTGTTTCTTGGGAAAATAATGCTTTTTTCTCTGATGTTTTTCGATATTCTGTCATCAGAACTGAGATTGACTTTATTTTATTTTGCCTCGTTGCTGTTACAGATGATGTTATGTCATTTCTCTCGATGTGGTAATCTGTTATATCTCCAAACGTGACGTTATCAATCGTTATTCTGCTGTTCGGATAGGATCTGGTAAAGGTGATCTGCATCCTGTCAAAAAGTGCGAATTGCTCATTTGTTGACCAATCATTTTTTGACACGTCTGACACATGTCTGCTTTCTACAACTTCTCCGTTATAATATGTTTCGATGTCAAATTCTTCTGGAGCTACATTGCGAAAACGGATTGTAAAACCATAAGCAACATACCCAGCTTCCAGTTCAATCGTGATTGATGGGTTTTCCTCAAACAATCCATACTCGTTTGAAACAGAATTGCTTATATAACCAGTGTTTTTGCTTATATCATTTGAATCAAGGAAAAGAACGCTTCCATCAACAACAGAAAAATCATTGCTGTATATCGCATAAGCATCTTTTTTAGATGGGCTTAATATATTCTCTACATGGCTGTAATTGGTCTGGTTTTTTGAACTTGCTACCATGTCAGGGATAAACGAAGATTGCATATGTATCCTGCTGTTTCTGTCCTCATAGAGAGTGCATCTTCCGGCATTTGCTATAACCTGCAAGGCTTCGCTGTGCTTCAACACCGGAACTGGATTCTTTACAATAACGTTCTTTAGGTACGGGTCGATAAAAAACTCTCGTTCGTCCGTTATGCCAGCGTCATTAAGAACGTCAACAGCAAGATCGTAAAGGCTAATCCCTTCTTCCTTGTACAGCCCTCTTCGATATGTTCCCGTCATATAGTCAAACCTATCTGTAGAAACAAATTTTGCCTCTGTATCTGTCGTAGACCAAGATTTCAGGTACGTTGTCTGCTCCGGAATCCATTCGATGTTTCCAAGACCGTCAACATCATATCCGAATTGTACTTTTATCTCCTGCCCTACTTCCATGTAGGCAAGGGCGCTTTCCGGATTATCTGGGTTATAGTATTGGCTTCGATTGTTTACCGTAAGCGTCACATCATTACTGGGTATTGTGTCCGTGATAGAAGATACATATTCCTTACCGGTATAACTTATAACTTCATTGTTCCCAAAAGCATTTACGATTCCGCAGAAAAACTGTTCTATTCTTAATCGTCCATTTCCATTTATCATTTTTATTGGAGTAATGATAAAGTAAGATGTTCCATCAAACGAATCTTCTGTAGACCAATAGGCTTTATCGTTATTCGTGTAATGGTGAGATACGTTGTCATTTTCTATGGTAAACTCTACCGGGAAGCGCTCTCCGAAGTTTATCGTTAAACCTTTTATATCGAGCCCGGTAGCGCCTTTGAAAGAAATTTTTATCGCACCCAAAATGTTTAAAGAAACAATTCCGTTATTATAAAACTCATATCCAGAGTTTTCTTTTGGTAAAAAGTACATGCTACCATCGATTTTTGTAAAATCTTCCTCCTGAGTAGCATACACGTTGTCTACGGTATAATGATCGAATGGTTTCCTTTTGTTTGAAAAATATGTGACTTCTGTAACGTCGTCCAATGCAACGTTTTTCTGTGCTTCTGAATTTATGACGCCTATCGTCGCCTTAATGTACTCCCTGTTGCGCCCTATGCCCTTTATTGACTGCTTATAAGCTTTGCTTGCATTCTGCATTTAATCACCTACCATCCGCAATCAATTAAATTGAAAGAAAGGGTTTCGTCTCTTGTAATCATGTGCGTTAATTTGTCCGCGAATAGCGGAACTCCCTTTCTGTCTCCTGGGTACATGGTAACGGTTATTGTTTTCCCTGGATTCTCCATATCTTCAAAGGTTACGGGTACGAAATAATCTTTCACGGCTTTCAATATGAGCGCTCTTTGTTCCGGATACAACCCAACCCACTTAAGATTTTCCAGCTTGTACAGATCGCGTCCTACCCTTTGTCCAACAACTGCGTTGTTTACGTTGCGCCCTGCATTTACCGTAGTCGATATCGTCCACGAAAATCCGGCTGCTGGGCACGGAAGGTCGTATCCGTTTACATTTAAAAATGAGGACATTGCCATAAAATCACCTCGCAAAAAAGGCGGCAATCTTGCCGCCTTAATCTTACGTGAACGAATATCCGTTCCTTTTGCTTCTCGCATCTATGGCGGTTATAAGTTCTCTGCCATCAATGCTTATACTGCTTTCTTTTTCTGCTGTTTCTCTCGTATTCTGCACAATCTGTTCCAGATACGGCGCAAGGACGTTTTCTACAGCAGATTCAACGCCGCTTCGGATGCCTTCGATTATCTGATCGTTATTTGCTACGGCAGTTTTCCCGTTTCCAAACGAGCCAACAAGTTCATTATGATTCGCATAAAACAATCCATCTTCGGGGAATCCTCCGACCGCGTATGCGGGAATGCTGAAAGCAACTGGGTTGGATGCTGCATCGTCAGAGTGCGCAGATATTCCGAGTGCTCCGCCAATACTACCAATTATTCCGCTTACTTTTTCATACCCACTCTCGAGGAAATCCTTGACAGCTTGACCGGCTTCCCTCAGCTTATCGATAAATCCTGCAAGTTTGTCAATTGCGGATCCGATTGTGTTGTTGATGATTTCTTTTACACTCTCGAATTTTTCCTTTACTTCTTCCTTTAAATTCCGAAACTTTTCGATCAGTTCATCGGATTTTTCTTTGATTTTGTCAAATTTTTCCTTTACTACTTCTTTTACTTTATCCCATATTTCTTCCGCTTTTTCTTTTACCTTATTCCAGATTTCAACAATCTTGTCTTTTGTGGTTGTCCATATTTCGATAGCAGTTGTTTTTATATTTGTCCATGTGGTAATCAAAAAAAGCTTTATCGCATTCCAAATCGCGCTTGCAGTAGTAGAAATGTTCGTCCACGTTTTTGTCAAGAATGACGTAATGTTATTCCAAACATTTGTTACACCTTCCTGAATAGATAGCCAGCTGTTTGAAAAGAAAGCTATTAGCTCGGCAAAAGAATTTGTGAAAAATTCAATTATCGTATTCCAAAACTCGCTGATTCCAAGCAGTAATCCCGAGATAACATTTTCACCGATCTCTGCAAAAACCGTACTGGGAGAATGGATACCTAAAAGCTCGCAAACCGCCTCGACGATATCGCTGAAAATATTGACAATCGGTGCAAGTAAAAGCCCAAAAGCAGCAGAAATACCATTGAAAAATCCTTCGGCTATATTTTTACCGATCTCTTCTCCTTTGAATGCACTCCTGAAATTTTCAAGGCACTTTTCAAATAGTTCCTGTACCCAGCTTATGTCAAAAATGGATTCAATCGCTCTCTTGCCCACTTCGAGCGGTTCACTCAGCAGCTCGATGATTCCGTCCGCAAGCAATCCAAGTGCATTTCCAATCCCACGTAGCAAGTCTCCGATTACGTTATCCCACGAAAACGGATCAAGAAATGTTCCTGCGATTTTGTCTTCTAGTCTAAAAAACAACTCCGCTTGCATTGCCGGATTCATGCTTTGAAAGATTTCCAGCCATGGTATTCCAGTAAAGAATGCAATAAAATTCTGAACAAAAAGACGCAATGATTCGAATGCCGCTCCTATTTTTGTAAGGGTCTGTACAATCATCGTCCCTTTTAATGCGATGTCAACTGCGACAACTGCAACCTTGAACGCAACAAGGGCTTTTGCCAGATCTTTCAGTACATTTGTTACTCCCTCTGGTTTTACGCTGTTCAGCCACTTCTTTATTTCATCGAGTACGCTTAAAAAAACTTCACTGTTTGCAAAAGATGATATTTTCTCGGATAGATCGCGGATAAAGTCAAGCAATCCCTGACCTACTGTTTCTGCGAACGGTTCCAGATGTAACCACAAATCAGAGAGCTCCTGACGCATTGCTGACCAGTCTATGCTTTCATTGAACTGTTTCAAAATATTCAACAGTTCAGGCAGCCCATTTTCGATCGTCCATTTCCCAAGCGGTAAAAGCACCTGTGTATAAAAATCTGTCATCACGCCGGACAGCGCATCAAACACCGGAATCAGAGACTGCGTGTACTGTGCAATCTGCTCCATCAACGGCTTAAAATCCAACTCCTGTGCCCAGATAACCGTTGCGTCTGCGGCCTGCCGGATATTGTGAATAATCGCCGCAAATATATCTCGGATGTTTTCCAATGTCCGCAGTCCTGCATCATTTGCGTTCCACGCTTCGCGGAAGTTTTTTGCCAGGTTTCCTACCACCAGCCCGATATCCCCGATGATATGCAGCATATCCGCAAGCATCGCGATCGTCTCTTCCTGATTCCACATAATCAGGAAGTCTCGTCCAATGTCTTGCACAAGCTTTTTTACCTCATCCAGTGCATACTTCCAGGAGTCCATTACGAACTGGCCTTCCCGGTTCCATGCTTCTTTCAGAGGTGCAAATAATTTCGAAAAGAAATCTTTGATCTTGTCCGCCAGGTCTTTGTACTTGTTTTCAATTGGTTTTTCTTCAAAGTCGCTTCCAGTTATCCCACTTCCGGAACTACCGCCGCTGTTTTTGTCCGGATTGTTTATATTTAATTCATCAATTCCAAGAAGCGTCTGATTCAGCTTTTTGGCATTCTTGTTCGCCCCGCCGACAGCTGTTGCAAAATCATCCGCCTGCTTCTTTGCATATATAAACGTATTTTTGCCAGTCAGCGCAGAAAAAAGCTGATTTATCATATTTACAACAGCGATGATTTTCTGGATAATAAAGTCCAATGCCGGCGCAAATGCATTTATAATTGGAGATACGGCCGCTGCAAAAGATGCGCTTAGTTGTTTCAATGAGCTCATCAAAAGAGACAGGCTCTTATTCGTCTCGTTGCTGTACTGGGACAGACCAACCATTCCCTGTTTTACACCGTCGATAACTCCACGCAACGCCATTCGGACGACCATCAATTTCAGCATTTTGCTCGTCCGTAATAGGCTTTTTGCAAGTCCTGCGCTCGACAGATCAAGACCGCCCATCGCAGATTTCAGTTTTTTCGTCGGTGCCAGAGTTGATGCAACTTTCCTAGCGAAAGAACTTAAATGCTTGTTAGCCTTAGACAACGCAGAAGCAACAGGAGTAATATTTTTGCCAAGTGTTTTTGCACCATCAGAAAGCCCTTTAAAATTAAGCTGAAATCCGCCAGACAGTGATAGTTCTTTCTGCTTATTGATAAGATCTTGGTATTCCTGTCGTAATGCAGCTAATTCTGCCTGCTTTTTCTTGAAATCAACAGTTGCTCCGTAAAATGGAGTAATAGAAGATTTTACGGACATTGATTTTGCAATGTCGTCGTATTTTCGTTTTACCTTATCAAGTTCTTTTTGGATTTCATTCATTCCATCTGTGGGAATAACAATTTTTGTGCTGGAAAGAGCGCTTGTTATTTTTTCTCTTACCGACTTAATGTCTGAATCTTTTACGTCTGCATCAATTTTGGGAACCTTAATATCAAGCTGCCCTGCTTTCCTTGCGGATTCTACCTTTCCTTCGTATACATCCAACGTCTTTGATATTTGCTCGATATCGTATGCGATGCTTTGTAGCCTTTGCGTATCTACATTTGCCCCCAAATCTTGAAGCTTTTCCTGCTTGTTCAGGAGCTGCTCAAGCCTGCTTTGCAGATCGCTTACCCATTTTTCCATTTCGAAAAATCCGCTGCCTTTGAACTCTAGTGCCTGCACACTTTCCAACGTTTTTTCGAAATCGGAAAGTTCCTCTGCCGCTTCTTTTATGTCGTTGCTTTTAAGGAAATCGGGTATAGGAGCTCCTTCATGTTTCATGGATCCGAGTGGCTCAACGCGTCCGTTTTCCCATTCCTTGTTTGGTTTCGATTCCGCTTTTTGCCTTTCGTACATGCGCTTGATTGCAGCATCAATATGATCCATATCTGATTCTGCTGGTTTCGCGGAAACGTTTTTTAACTGCTCCAGTGCGTTTTTCGCTTCGTTGATTCGAATTGTATATCTTTCAATTCCTTTAGCCTGTTTTTCCGGGTCTGAGGATGCAAGAATCCTGTTCAGCGCATTTTGAGCACTCCGAAGCTGATTCTGCCATTTTTTTGTTTCTGCTTCTGCGTTCGACGTGTCAACTTCTGGTTTTATGTCGATACTTTTTTTGCTTATTTCAGATACCAATTTTTTGATATCTGTTTTCACTTCTGCAACTGGTTTTGCGGCTTTTTTAAATTCTCCGGCAATTTCCTCTGCTCCGTCTCTCATGCTTTCGAAAGCTTTATCACCGCGAATTTTAGAAATAACAGAAGAAAGATCCCGCAGCTTAGATATTAAACTGTCAACTTCCGAATTTGCTTTGCTCGCGTCGGACTCAATTGATACTTCCAAGGAATCTATTTCATTCGGCATTTAAACCACCACCTTCACTTCTGTTTCTTTTCAGGGTGTGCAATTTCGAAGTTCGCTTTCATTGTTTCGAGTTTTGCAACAAACAATTCTCGCTGCTTCTGCAAGTCATCTTCGTTTAGTTGTTTTCTTTTTAAAGTCTCTTCTATTATTGGGCTTTTAAAATATTCCGATTTTGCCTTTTTCCCATTCAGCAAGTGGTCTAAGGCAGTGTAAACAGCAGACAATGTGTACTGATTATTCAGCCACAACATGTAGTCCTGCCGTTTTAGTTTTTCGTTGTACCCGTTTGAGATAGCCTTGATAATTCTAGGGTTCATTTTCCAAAAATCATTCCAGGAAACGCCCATAGAGTATGCTATTGGGAACCACTCTTTTTCAAAACGTTCTCTTTGTGAATTGTACTTTTTCCCGTTTTGAAATTTTTGATTTAGCCCGCCTGATCGTTCGTTTCCTGGCTCTGGCTGAGGCTGCGAAAAAAATCAGATTTTTTCATTTCCTCTGCCATAACGTCCATGATATCCTTAAGGCTTCCACCGTTAATCATATGGTCTTCCATTTCTTTTCCGGCGAACTCCGTACCTCTTCCGGTGCACTTTGCGAAATATGCTCTTAACATAGACATAGGTTTTTCACCTGCTCTCTCAAGAGAGACTCCCATGTCTTCCAGATCGCAAATAAAATTGAAATCAAACGGAACTGGTGAATAAATTTTGTTGTTAATTTTAAATGTTTTCATTTTTTATTACCTTTCAAAAAAAGACGGGGCAAGCGCCCCGTCAAGTTCTTATGCGAATGCAACCTTTGTTTCCATTCCTTTGTACTCTTCAATTGTCAATCCCATTTCCACGGTAAGCAGCTCGTTCTGAGCAATCTCCGGAGCGGGAATAGCTGTCGGCGGTTCTGCAACTACAAAAAACGCATCGTCAAATCCTGGGATAATGGTCTCGAACCACATGCGTTTTCCGCCGTTAAGTGCATTGTAAGCAGTGATAACGCTGCTCCATTCTTCTTTTGTTTCTGATGTAAAGTTGACAGTCACAGGGAAGGAACCGCCTGTATCGCCACGTCCTCTGACGTATCTCGATACAAGGTCTTCTACAGCCGATGCATCAATCTGCTCGTTTTCGATTGTAATGCCGCCTATTGCATTTATTCGATGCAACTGAGTAAATGTTGTTGGCTTTTCACCAGCTGTCGTCTCTGTCCCGTAACCGAATGTAATCCCAAGCGTGGAAATTCCAGCTTCCATAAGTTACCTCCTTTTTGTCAAAAAAATAAGAGCTTTTCAGCTCTTAATTCAAAATGTCACTTGCTCCAACAATTCTTTTTGCTCGAAAAGTGGAAGCTCTTATATCGTTTGAAACACTGTAAAAAACGTTCGATATTTCAAACCCATATTTTTTAAAAAATAAAACAGAATAAGAAGTAAGTTCTTTCAAATTCTGCTTTTTCCCTTTGTACGTAATATTTACCTGCATTGTTGTGCGAATTGCATTGATCGAAGTCCCTTCGATGTCTTTTCCGGTTTCCGACATTGGCATCTGGCGAAGCAAAATTGTCGGAAAAATCGGATTTCCGTCTTGTTCCTCGTCCTGCGTAATGTTCATGTCTGGGTATTTCTCAGAAAAGTGCTTTCTCAAAAAAAATGAAAACATGGTAAATATTGTGGTTTCAAAATCCATTGCCCACATGTTGTTATTATCCATTTCCAAACACCTTCCTTGCGACCGAAACATAGTTTTCGATAATTTCCTGACTCGCTTTTAAAACAGGCATAGTTGCTTCCACGCCATGCGTTAACACCAATTGACCGTCATCATCGTAATATCCCCAAACTTTTCGCTGTCCATGTCCTGCGCCATAAGAGCCTATCAGAAAGCCGAACTCCTGCCCTTTAGGGTGTGGGCTTGTTCCTGCCGGCCCATTGTAATAAACACCAGCCCCAAATTCGATAAACAGAAGTTCTTTGCCTTCTACGATAAGTTTTGCACGGGATACATTCCCGAACGATTCCATTTTCACATAACTGTAGTGGGATGTATCAGAACCGCTTCTGACCCCATTTTCGTCATATGTATAGTTGGCCTCGCCCATGCTTTCGTCAATGACTGGTATTCCAGACTCTGCCAATGCTTTTACAAGTTCATCTGTTTTTTTTCGCAAATATTCCTTGTATTTTCGGAGCTCTTTTATTGCAATATCAATCGATTTAGGGGACAGCCCTATTGTGATGTTATGTCTTGCCATGTCAAACCTACTTAACGTTTTTTTGGAGCAAAAACAAGTCGACCGTCAATCCTTCGTCTGCAACTCCAATAACTTTATAGTCGGCGGACTTTGGGTCGGGTCTAAGATTTTTATGCGCCACAGAAGATTTTTTCCAAACAAGGCTGCCAACCATTAGCGGCAGCCTCCCTTTATCAGACACAATCTGCACGTAATTTGTTGATTGGTCTATCCCGAATTCTTTCATCAACGCTTCGCTTAGCTTGTTGCTTATATTTGCAAAAAATTTGACCGGCTCTTCATATGCGGTTTCTGTTTCACCTGTAATAACCGGTACGGATTCGCCATCAATGACAATGTATTTAACGTCCCCGTTTTCGTCCAATTCATACACGGGTCCTCTTCCATTCGGAAGCGAATGCAACATTTTTTGTTTATTTATGTCAAGCATCTTCTTTAATCTCCGGAAGTCCTGCGATACTTGTCAAAATAGATAAGCATCCTGCGAGAACTGACGCAGACGCTACCATAACCCAGTTTACGTCTCCAATGACCGCCGCCGTTCCGATTGTGGCAACTGCTGTCTGTGCACATGTTTTAACAGCTCTCACTGCAGCCGCCTTCATCCACTTCATACCGTATTCGCTCATGGTGTTGCCTCCTTGTTATTTAATCGTGTTTCGATACCATCTATGCGGTGATGCGCAGATTTTACAGACGCGTCAAGCTCTACGATTTTTTCACCGTGTGCCTGCACGTCTTTTTTTACGGCTGAGATATCATATTTAATATCTGCCGTGTTCTTGCTTATGATATCGAGTTTGCAATTTAACTCTGCATTCTCCCTTGCTCTGCTTTCGATATCTTTTGTGTCTGTTCGTTTGTTCCCGCGAATAGAAAAAAACATAGAACAAACGCTAAATACAATCGAGAAAGAAAGCGCAACAAGGCTTATGATGTTTGCTATCGTCATTTTTACCGCCTTATAATGTTTATTTCGCACACTACCCTCCACCTCTCAATGTGTGCGGCCTGCTGCCATAAGGCAACGCACAATCTTCTATGTATTACAAGATTTTTACAAACGGATAAATACCAGCAAACAACTCCTCTCTGTCTTTCCAGCTCCTACTTACGCCATTTTCCGAATAAGATGCCATGTATGACTCTCCTGCCTGAGAACGGTCGTAAACAACCAGATTCACAATATTTCCTTCGTACTTTTTCATATCCATTTCTATTTTTTCTTCTGTATAGCTATCTGGATACATTTTCCTTGAAACAATTTCCTGTTTTACTTGATCGATAAGCTGCTCAAGAAGTGGGTTGTCCTCCTTGCTGTCAAACACGATTGTGTCAGAATTTTCTGCGCTTTCAATATGGAATTGCTTTAATCGTATTTTTACCTGTTCCAATATTGAGTAAGCCATAAAACCCTCCTACAAATCGAAAATCTTCACAAAATGTTCCTTTATCGCGCTTCCCGTCATGGAATCTGCGTTTTCAATTCCATACTGCTTTGCGAGTGCTCTAAGATCGTCGACTTTCATCATGTTTATTTCTGTTTTTGTTTTTCGGAATTTTTCTGGATTTATTCCAGAGGCAGACACTTCCGCTTCTGGAATAAACTCACCTGCTTTGTACCATTTTCCGTTTCGCTTTACTGTGTATTCAGCAATCATTTAAGCCTCCTAAGCGACTTTCATAACCACAACGCTGTCCATTCCTTCAAAGGTAGGGAGACCGATCATTGACACCATGCAATGCGTATTGATCGGATGATTGGTCGCATATGTGTACACAGAAATACCAGTTTCTACGATAGACAGATTGCCGTCTGTAATACTTCCGCTTCTTTCTTCCGGAGTCTTCCCGAATACATAATCTCCCAGGTAAACACCGCCAGATTGTGCGGAAATAATACCGGTTGGTACAAAATACTTTGTCTTCCCATCTGCAGGGTCTACATAAAGCTTGTCGTAAACCTCGATTTCAATTCCGTATCCACGCAGATATTCCGTTACCTGCGCCTGCTGCAGCCTGATTCCACCGTTATAAGCAGTAATGCCAAGAACCTGTTTCTTTGTGTCTTCCGCTTTCAGAACCATTTCCCACGTCTCTGTATTCATGGTAAACCTTGTAAGCGAATAGCCAGTTTTCTTTGCAAATGCTCTTCTTTCTTCGATCAAGTCATCCAGAGGTGTTGCCGTTGCCGCCTCAGACCATTTATCCGTATCACTACCGGAAATATCCACGAAATGGTCTGCTTTGTGCGCCACTCCTCCGTCGCTTGTATACTCGACTGTATAGCTCTTGCTTCCGATTGTTACGGGAATTTTTGGTACGCCGTCCTCCGGTGCTAACAGGTTCCAAATCTGTCGCTCCGGAACAACCATGGCGCCTTCAATCAACATCATTGGCTTCTTGCTGATCTCGCGAAGGACCTGATTTGCAAGGCTGGTGTTTTCTGCGCTTCTGTAATTGTCGTATTCCTGTTCTTCTTTTTCTGTTACCATATATGACTCACGGTAAAGAGGCATTTCGTTCTGGATATCGGAGAATCCGCCAACATCTCTCAACTCTGCCTGTGCATCAAAATTAGATGCTTTCAGGGAAACAGGAAGTCCGCTTTTCCCCTTAATGAATCTCAGCTCCAGAGAATCCTGTTTTCTTGTGCCAAATTTCTGCCTCCCGAGATACGGTGCGGAGCCAAGTGTTTTTTCGTAGTTATTCCACATTACGCCAAGGCTTCTGGCTGTAAATGCTTCGGATAAAGGTAATGCCATCCTTAATTTCCTCCTGTTTTTTTAGTCAAAAAAAGTAACTCTCGGGGTTGCGGTCTTTGCTGTTGCCTCAACAGTTACTCCATTTTCAGTCAGTTTTTTGTTGTCGATAGATCCCTGATAAACATAAGTGCCGGGAGCATCTCCCATCGTTACATCCACGTCCTCCAGCAGATATCCAACGCATTTATTGTCGTTGCTAGGGAATGGTGTACCCGCCTTTACGATCTTATTGCCATTTCCATCCGGACTTGATACCATCGTCTGCGGAACGATGCACGCCGCCCCTTCATACGGGAAAAATTTTAAAATACCTTTTTTCTGGGTGAAATCCCTTTCGATTGGTTTGCCCATTTTAACCTCCTTAAATCACATAATGATTCTGCGCTTCTGCTGATGCCGACTGATTTCCGAAGGAGATCAGTTCTGCATTCTCAACATCGGCTGTTTTTTCTTTATTTCCGCCTGCTGATCCACCATTCGGAACAGCTGCGCTTTTTGCGATTTCCTGTTCCTTTGCTTGTGCAGACGCAGTTTCTTTTTCGGAGATAATTTTCCCGAGTTCAGAATAATCAAGACTTCCGTCGTCTTTTACGACCGTCTTTGCCTGCTCTGCCGTAATTTTAAAATTCGTCATAGCAGATTCTCTCTGATCTCTGATTGCATTGTTTTTCTGTAAAACAGCAATCTGCTTATTCGCTTCTTCCAAGGCTTTGTTTGCTTTTTCAATCTCGGAAAGATTTCCAGATTCAAGCTCGTCGATTTTTTTTTGCAGCTCATCTGCCTTGCTCGCTTTTTCTTTATAGCCAGAAGCTTTCTCCTTTTCTCTTGCTACCTCGGAATTGTTCTGGTTTAAAAGTGCTGTAATCTGATCGTCTGTCGCATCCGGGAAAAGCTTAATTACCTGTTCTCTTGTCATAAAAAATAACCTCCAATAACTCACATTTTTGTTTCCGCAGGTCGTTCCTGCAAAGTTTTTATTTGCTATTTACCGCATAGCTGCTTATAAAAAAGAAAAGCCGCCATATTGGCAGCTTTAACTTCTTTCATATTTAACTACGCACCGGCAGTTTACTATTTCCTCTGGGTGCGCCCCAAGTGAATAATCTTTCGGAAACATCATTTCAGAATTTCCGACCTTAAAAGAATCGAATATTCCAATCTTTTTTCCGTCCACTTTTACATGTGTATGTCGGACTTTTTTGTCCTCTTTAGTCTTCCAAACTTTGTACTTAAACCCATGACGTACCGCGTCCTTTTGATTTATGTAATTTCCAATTACGTTTGCTTCATTCGCTGCAATATTCATGGATTTCAATCTGCATGTATCCGCGTTATAAACAAAATTTTCTTTTACAGAATCAATGATCTGCTTTGTAATATAAGCGGAATACGTAACGATGTACGTTGGCGTTTCTCTCGAAGAAATGTATTTTCTGCAGATTTCGCAATACTTTTCCTGAATATATTTGTATACGCTTTCGATATCTGAATCTGTAAGAAGATAAAACATAATAAAAAAAGCATCTTCCAGCTCTTTTGCAATCTGTTTGCGCTTTTCCTTTTCTTCTTCCGAAATGTCCATTTCTCCGAAATACTTATCATATGAAATGACGTTTAATTCGTCATTTTTTAATCGTATTCCCGCCATTTTCTTTATTCTGTAATCTCTTCAAACCCGCTGTTTATCAGAATAGCCTTAACCTTTTCCTTTAACAGCCTTGGGCATCTCTGATACATTTTCTTTGCTTCTTCAATTGTCTCCTGAGACATAATTTCCTGCGCCCATAACATAGCCATCATAATTACCATCCTTTCTAAGCATTTAAGCATATACAATCTCCGACATTTCCATTAAACACTGTGTTAGCATCTTGTTTTGGTCTTGTAACTCTGCAATTTTCTCTTCTGCGCTCCGTTCTTCCTGATCCACCCAATCCAGATATTTACCTGGATTCTCTTTTACTTTCTCTAGGTCTATTCTTCCTTCTCTTGTTACGATTTCTCTGTAGTCGCATTCCCACACCGTCTGTGGATCTTTTGTTTCATCATACACGGTTTCTGTCCACTTCCCGTTTACGGCAATAAATATATATATTTTGCCGGAATCAGAAACACACCTAACGCTAGGCTGCTCTGAATCGAACCTTGCTTTCACGCGATATCACTCCTTTGCAAATGTGTATTATTTTGCTTGTATTGTATTTCTTTTTTATATTATGGCTTTCTGTGTTGTCTAGGATTCCTTTGTATGACATGCACTTTCTTGCAAGCCACAGCGGCACATTCTTACTTTGCTTTATAAGTGCAAGCGCATTTTTGTACGCCCTACGAACGCGTAGGAATACGCGCCGCCTGATCGTAGTGTGTTGCCTGTATATGCGCACTCCCATGATGTCGATAAAGTGTCCGTCATCTTTGCTCTTGCTAACTGTTGTAAAAACCGACCAGCTGTCTTTGATTTCCAGACCCATTTCTTTAGCCTTTTGCATTATCATATCCATTGCTTTATGGATATCACTTGCATTCGTGCCAAGAATCAGCATATCGTCCATGAAGAACAGCTGGTGCTTTACAAGGTTAATCCGCTTCTTTGTTCCATTTCTTTTCTTTCTTACACGGTACATTCTTTCGGCTACTGCGTGATATACCTGAGATAAAAATAGGTTGCAAAGATATTGGCTCAAATACGATCCGATGCTCAGGCCTGTGTCAAACGTCATTACCAGACGCCTTATCAAACCAAGTAGTGGCTTGTTTTTAATGCGTTTCTCCAAAAACTCCAACAGCTTATTCCTGTCTATTGACGGATAGCACTTTTTTATGTCGCATTGTCCTGTGTATCTGATATTCTTGTTTCGCATCCAGCGTTTTATCGCTTTAATCCCGTATGATTGGCCTCTTCCTTTCAACGCCGCGCATTTGTATTCTCCGATTCTTTTCAGGATGTCTCCCATAGCTTCTACGGCGATATAGTCATATATCTGCTGTTTGATGTTTTGGATTCCGATTCTCCGCACCTTTTGACTGGACGCGTCAATTTTATTCTTGTACCATATCGGTTTAAATTTTATGTTATTTTGGATAATTTCTTCACGCACACCGTCAATTACCATTTCCACTAGGGGTTTCAGTCCCTTTATACCAAATTCGTTCAGCACTCTCCGTATAAAATCTGCCGAAAGTCCAGTGTACTCTGCAAACATCCTGTGCACATCGTTTCTTTTGTATTTCTTCTTGAGACACTTATACACCGCTCTTTGTATCAGCTTTCTATCGGTGATATCGACCTTTTTACAATACGTTTTCATTTTTCGATTGTCTTTATAAGGGCTTTCGGTTTTTACTACTAACCCCGACAAGCAGGCGTTCCCTGCCTATCCTTACTCCTTCCTTTGTGAAAGTTTTAGTAGGTCTATAAAAAGTATTTCGGGCATCTGCCCAAGAGCCTTTCGGCTACACTCTTTACGAGTGCGAAATACGACGCAAATATTTTTTGTTTGTAAATTAACAATTTCAGCCGAGGTAGTTCCAGTTCGCCCTGTCGAGCCTGTTCCTGCAATTCACGTACACAGAGCCAGCATTCGACCCATTCCTGAGATTACCGCGCGCGCCGTAAGTCCTTTTAATTGTTCCGGTCGTATCAGGGGCGATCCCCTCTTTCCTTTGGAAATTCACCCCCCGACGACCTAATTTTAATCGCAGCCGAGGGAGCGCCAGTCCGCCCAGTACGCTCCGCCGAGCCCGGCCCAGCAAGACACGAACACAGAGCCGGCATCCGACCCAAGCCCGAGAAAACCGCGCCCAGGATCCTCTCTGGTTCCAGATGTGCTTTTGCCACCAGCGGAGCATCTGTCGCCCCAGCCTTGCGAATCGCTTGCTCCGACGGTCTTTGCAAACCATGAGCACGTTTCCACATCAACGCCGATGTCGCCAATCCAAAAATCATTTCCCTCGTTTCCGGGGATATTGCCGATTGGTTTGTAGGTGCTCTTGATCGTCGCTTCGTCTTTTACATGTTTAACCCCTCTCGGCGCAATATATACATCTTTGCTGTAGTCCTCTTTAAATATCATAACCGAGTCTGCGTATACGACATAACCGCCAACCGAGCATTCCAGACCCATTACCCTAAACGGATGCTTGCCATCCGTGTTGGATGTCATTGATCCATCGTGTTTCCCGATTACTTTGTCTGTCGTGCCGCTCCGCCAGTGCATCGACGTTAAAATTATCTGCGCATTTACGTCGTCACTCAACGTAACGGGGATTGTGGTAAATCCATCCTCCACGTCCAGATACACAGCTTTGTTGTTTTCGTCCAGATCTTCGATCCTCATCACTTTAACATCGTCAGCATACTGGTGGATCGTCGCGTATCTCCTGTCGTTAGTTACCGTGTTATCTGTGTTTTTAGCTCCGTATCCAACAGAGACGTAACCCCCAACAATGATTTGCGCCGCCTGATTGTTTGCAACCGGGAAGTAAGTTTCTTTTGTGCTTCTTTCTATCGACGCCGTAATCTGGAAATTGTAGTTCGTTGTTCCCTTGAAGGTTTTCTGTTCGTTTTTTGTAGCGTACTTGATTACGTCGTACAAAATAACGTACATGTTTCTTTCTTTTCCAGCTCCCCAGCAACCTTTGCCTTTTTTTTGGTAGTTGTCTATCATGTTGTTGTAGCACTGGTTTCTTGCTGGTTTTGAGTTTTTGAATGATCTCAGTAGACCATCCGCTCCAATACCGCTTACGTATTTGCTGTGGATTACATAGGACGCGTAAGTTCCATCTTCTTTTCTCGCCGTTTCCCATGGGATCAGCCCATAGTCATCGTTTGGCGTGTCCGATAGCGTCCAGATTTGTTTTCCATCTTTCTCGACAACCGACCAATACGGAGTCATTGCGATAACGCCTACGTCAACAGTGCTGTCGTTTTTGTATCCATCACCCCAGCCTTCAATTGCTGTTGGGATTTTGCGTCCATAATCGTCTGTGATGTAATTACAATTGTACCAGTTAAAAATACCGATACCCTCATAGTCGTCTCGACCTTCTAAAGTATCAGTTGAAGGTTCACACACCTTGTCTTTGTTGGCAAGCGTTTTTACACCGTCCGATGTTGGGTTTGTCTCTGTTAAGTACAGCTCTGTTTGGTAAACCTTTCCGTTTCTCATCGATCCAAAAAATGCGTCCAGGATTCTTTCGTCAATGGTACTGTTTGCCATTTCTTCTACTTTCTTTATCGCATCCCCTGTGGCTTTTGAATCCGCCGGAACTCCATTTTTTGACAAGGTCTTATCAGTTTCTACAGATACGGGATTTTTAATAAGATATTCTTCCACGGCCTGCTTAATCTGTTCGTCGGTTGCCCCAGAATTCTTCTTTATTAGATTTTTTAGTATTGCATATACTTCGTTTGCTTCCATTCTCCAGCATCGCTCCTATAGTTCATACCAAGTTTTTGTTGTTTTTTCGAACTTATAAAACCTTCCCGTGTCAACCATTAAGCAGGAGCTACCTGTTGCAACATATGTAGGAAGCTTTGCGACGTCCTTTTGCAGTCCTTCATAACTTCTGATATTGCCGGAAAATTTTATGCATATGATGCTTCCCATGTCGGGGACGTCTTCACCAGCCATATACGTAACGCCGTCCTGAACGACATTGTTTTCATACTTCATTATCTGGCTCCTTTCTATGATCGTTATTTACGCTTTTTGTATCGACTTTTTCCGCTACGTCGTAAATCGTCTTCCACAAATTATCAATATACGGTTTCGATAAAAGGAATGTTTTTTCGGAATCCCCCCAAAGTCCGACTGTTTTAATCGCGACAAGTGGATGAATACCAGACTGTAACAGCTGGTAGAGTGTCTGCGACTTCGTATACATGTTGTCCTGTGGGCTGTGGTTAATTTGCACATCAAAATCCCTAACGGAAAGTTTCAGGTCAATTCCTGCCATCCTGAGTACATTTAACGCAACAACCGCTAATCTCTTTTCTGCTGTTTTTACAATTGGATCTTTTAATTTTGCTCTTGTTTTCGAGAAGTCCCAGCCGTTGCGAAGCTGAACCGCCCCCTGCGTGTCGCCGCCAGTGTTGCTCTGCTTTGTTGGTATTGCCAAGATGGAAAGTGCATTATCCCACAGGTCGTCTTTCGCAACCTGGCATTGCGTCTGATTAAGCTCTTGAGTAATCAGGTCTACATCCGACTTAAAATCCTTATTTATGGACTTCACTACAAATGCATGTTCCATTTTCATTTTTTCGAACTGTTCCGCGTCTATTTCGCAGTTTACGAATTTTACAAACGACTGTATAAACTGCTCAACGCCGTCCATACGGTTTGACTGCATCTTATTTACCGCATCAAGAATAGACACAACAAGTTCTATGTCCGATATCCTCTCGTGATTGTTTGGATATTCGACAATCGGTATTTCTCCGTATGTGTGAAGCTTTGATTCTACAACTGTGCTGTCAACTACTTTAAAAGACATCGTATCGGAAAACGCCATCTTGTAATATTTCCCATTTTCGTCTTTTAATTCCTGGACAGCGAGCATGGGTTCCTCTGTGCTTTTGCTGTATATCACAAAAGTATTTAAAGGATTAGGTGCTACGATACGGAATGGTACGTCTCCGCTTTTCGGCTGAATCGCTTTGAATGAAGTTCCGGTTGCAGACTGCCACTCGCCCGCTTTTACGTCTTTTTCCTGCTTGTTTGCATCTGCCATAAAGTCGTTCAGATCGTCAACCGCTTTATTTATTTTTTTATCGTCTTTTCTGCTTATAAACTGTATCGGTTCTCCGTATGTCTGGCCAACCTTGAACTGAACAATTTCATATGCGTGATTTTCAACAACTTTGTTTATAATATCCTCGTTTGATATTTTAGTTCTGTAAAGAACCGGCTGGTCTCCTTTGTAATACTTCCAGAGATATTTTATGGCAGGCTTGTTTTTGTAAAAACATCCGATGCAATTTCCGATTATGCTAACGACATTTCGTGAATTTATTTCTGTTGCATCCGTGTGTGCTATTTTTCTTCCAAAATCCCCGTTCACTAAATCGTTAAATCCGATTCTGTTCATATTTAAACACCTACCAAATCGTTGTACCAGAACTTGTATTTCTTTTTGGGACACGCTTATTCTCAGTAATTCCGGTGTCTACGTGAAATAGTACAAGCCGCCTGCATTTCCTGCATTCCACAATTATATTTATCTTTGATTTTCCGTCGTATCGTGCAACTCTTCTTTTGCATTTCGGGCAATAAACAAATTGTGAATGCATAACCTTAATCTCCGAAATAAAAAAGCGCTGCATCCGCAACGCTTCTCTTAACTGTTTCTTTTCATTTTACATAATAGCACTTTCACATTAGGACATTCTAGGACATGTTTTTATATTCTTCCCCATACATTTTATCAAATGCCAATAACGCTTTCCCGTGTAGTCTCGTTATCTGGCGGAATGAATATTGCATATCAATTGCTATTTTTTCAAATGTTTTGTTTTCGACATACCTAGAAAACAATACGCAATAGAAGGTCTCTTCTTTAATTCCTTCAATCTGCGATATAATTTTATTCTTTAACTCAATATATTCAAATATCAAGCTGTTAAGTTTATCTTCTTCTTCGTCAATTCTGACAAACATTTTTCCTATTTTGTCAAAGTCCGGAGAAGTTTGCACCCTCTCTTCTGTATCTATCGCAGAAATATTTATCGCAATCTCTTTCAGCTGTGCAATCTCAGAAACCTTATTTTTTATCATTCTGTTAATTCTGCTTACCTGACCGAGATATTCTTTTGCTTGCATATATCAATACCTCCTAAACGGATTTCTTACAGCTTCTACTCTTGCGACTCTTTCTCCTTTTGTTACTCTTAATGCAAAGTTTGAAAATACATCTGGCACGTCATCCAATTGCTTTTTACCAGACACAGAATACCTCTCCAGTAACGACATCATTATTCCGTATGGTTCTTTCGGTGAGTACATGCTTTTGTCTTTGAACACGATGTGCTGCAGGATCCAGTTTGAACATTGGAATATTCTAGCCTCTTTATTGGTTTCGGTTGGAGTATCGGTTATATTGCAAACCCACCCCATTCCTTCAACACGCTTATTCACTTCCATAGCGACTCTGTCTCCGCCTGCATTACGTTCAAACTCGCATTCCTGGACTTTGTTGTTAAAAAGCATATTTGCAGCATTCTCGTACTGTATCTCGTAATCCGCTGTATTATCACAAACGCAGTCAACACAGTAATAATCTTCTCCGTATTTTTGCAATACCGGCATTACAAAAAAGTCTGTGCCCTTTCCTTTCGTGTCGCACTGTGCCGTTATAATTTCCGGTTCTCCATGTGGTAGATTCAAATACCTTCTGACTTTATCGTCAGGAAATACAAGACCTTCTCGCTCAATCGGCTCCTGTTTGTATAAGCATCTGTAAGATACATCATCCATTAAGAGCTGCTGATCTTCGAAAAACTCTTTTGTAAAACCGGAAAATTCATAATCAAAATTACTTTCTCCTGTTACCGGATCGACATCAGGAACTGCAATTACCTTTACGCGGTCATTGCCTTCGTACATGTTTTGCAACCGTCCTATAACGTCATGCACGCTCCACCTTGTAGCAATATGTATTTCCTTGCAATTACGTCCGTCCGTATCCTGTATTTTTCTTTGTCTTGCATCTACTGAGTATTTGCTCCAAAGCTTGTCTAGTATTACAGGGTTCATCGCTTCTTCAATTCCGCCGATCATGTCGTCAACAAGTAAAAACTTCGATGCTCTTACTTTACCTGCATTTTTGCTTCCAACAGACGTGCATTGAATGGACGGAAATGGTTTGTATTTCCCGATGTTGAACTGTTCCATTTTTGCGTCTGTTCTTGTAACCCTAAGAGACGGGAATATTTCCCCCCATGTATACTCGTCCGCATTGGTTACAATATCAAGCACGCCGTCATAGAACATTCTTGTGATGTCTCCGCTGTGGGAATAAAAAAGATTAAAGTCTTTCGGATACCACCCGATTAAGCCAGCTGCAAAAAATTTTTCGCAACTCGTTTTTCCGGTTCCGGGTGGCAAACTTATGCATAAAATATCGTACTCATCATCAATCATTCCCTGCAGCGCATCCACAAGACCTATTTTTTTAAGCTGTTTCCTGCGTGGCATATAGAACCTATCTTTAGGCAATCTATTTTTCTCGATATACCGGAAAAAACTGTCTACGACCTTATTTTGCGCTTCCAGAAGCAATATCCCGTAATACAGTTCCAAAACGTCGAACGGATTTCCGTTCTCAAAGGAATATTTTTCCAGCTCCCACACAGTCCCGTTTGTCTTTTCAAGTATGTATTTTTCTGCAATTTCTTTTGCTCGCCTTGTAATTTTTAACCCAAGCGGAACATTCTTTTCGGAATTGATTGCGATACTCGCCGCCTCGGAATAAGCGTTTATTACTTCAAGTGTTATTCCATAATTCCTGATATAGTTTTCGTAGCTTTCTAGCGCTTTTTGCAATTTTTCAGACAAAAAAACACCTCTACTTTCAAAAGCAGAAGTGTTTTAAACTTCTGCCTATAATTTTTCTAGGTTAGCGGCAGCGTCTACACACTGTCGGTTTCGAATTCATTTTTAATGGGCACTCTGGGGCTCGAACCCAGGACAAGCCGCGTATAAGACGGATGCTCTTCCAGCTGAGCTAAGTGCCTTTGTGCGTTTCGGTCAAGGTTACGCGCCTAAACAAACGGAGGAGAAGGTAATCGGGGAGTAATTCTTGACCGCATTTTTTATTTCGTGTGGATATCCGCCATCAACACACTAGTTCGGAGCTACCGAACCTCTGCGGTATCACGGAATCGAACCGTGTAAGAAATGCGATTCTTAGTCCAAAACATACCGCCGCTCAAGCATAGTGGGAAGATGCTCGAACAATACCTGCCGGGCGATTTGACTCGCCCTTTTGTCAGCTCTTGCTAGCAGGTGGAGTAGACATACAATGGGAATGAAAACGTATCGGGATTTAATCCCGAAGAAGAATGCCGGTATTGAGCCGGTGTAAAGACTTTCTCTTTCATTCTTCACCTAATAGCTGCATCGCTTTGTTGACGTACCAATCGGATTTTTCCATATCTTCTTCGTAGTTCCCCTTACTTCCAGCACGGTATCGGTATTTCCATGCGTTACATTTGCAGAAGGCAATTACAGCTTCTCTTCCGAACATCGCAATCATTTCGTCAATACATTCATGTTTTCGGTTTGTATAATGTTTTGGGTGGTTTACATTGTCAATTGGTTTTTCCACGTTCTCTTTCCTCCTGATGTATCAGCTGGCAGCACACCATTTCGGACACTCTCATTCGTTCTCTTCGGATACCGTGACCGTCTTTAAATAATTCGCACTCAAGCACCTTGCCGCAGTACTGGCATTCATCGTTGATTTTCTTTCCGCAAATCTCCATTAGATATCACCATCTTTTCGATGCATGGATTTTTCGGCTTCAAACCCATCCGGATACCTGGAGCGTAGTTTTTCGACGTTCATCTGCATTATTGTTTCAAGATCGTATCCAATTCCCTGCGCAGTAACCGCAATATACCATAAAATATCGCCAAGTTCCTTTGCAAGATGGAGGTAATCGAGGTCATGTCCCTGGAACGTAGCCTTTTTCACCATGTCTATTGCTTCGCCGGCCTCTCCGTTCAGTCCCATTACTCCGTTGAGAATGAGGTTTTCCGAAGTAGCCGCGCACACACCGCTCGCCGTTCTCATTGCTTCTTTTTGGTACTCGTTAAATGTCATTGCTTCCATCCTCCATTTCGTCATATTCCTCCGTCTTTTTTGCAATCGCTCCAGCGAAGAATATCATCACTTTCAGGAACATGGAAATGATAACCATAAGGCTTAAATAAGGCGAAGCCCCTATTCTCCACAAAATATACATAACCGCGATATCTGTAAACATTTATTTCGTTTCCTCCACTCTTATGCAGTCATATCTTTCAGAGTTTATCGTGTTTTCCATAGCTTCAACTGGGTTATATCCAAGATTCTGCAGAATCTGCTTGAATACCGTGACAGACTGCCCACTGGCAAGCTGCACTCCTTTGCGGCTATGATCTGCATGAAATGTATCGTGTCTGCTATCAACATTCCAGAAAATAATATTTGGAATCACGTACCCAGATTTATGGAAACTATTTGCCATTTCATCGTAAAAAATCCATTCTCTATTTCCGCAGGAATCAATCTCCATGTCAGAGATAACAACAATCGCTTTTGGCATCTCCCCCTGCGGTATGCTATGTCTTTCGGCAATTTCTAAGACTCTTTCAAACGCAGCCCGCAGGTCTGTGTTATTCCCCCAGTTTGCTCCGTTTACGTTTCGTATCTTTTGCCCGAGCGTTTCTCCTCTTAGTAATACCGTTTTTGGATCACCGGAAAACGTCATAAACAGGTTGTGATATGCTCCGGCATTTCTCTCTGCAAAATAGACCGCCAATCCAATTGCTGTTGCCAATGGCCTTCCATACATGGACCCGGACACATCCGCCATGACTAAAACGTTTGTTCCTTTCTCCACATAATCCGGTAATGCTTTCCACTGGGCTTCAAGTACTTTATTATTTTCTTTTCCATAAAGGATTTTTTCAACAATATCGTATGGGAACAGCGTTGAGGCGTTGATCTTCACCTCCCCATTTTCTGCCTTGTTGATAAATTCTCCAAACCTATCGGCATCATGTTTCGTAAATGCCTTTCGGTAAATCATCATCGCACGGCTCGGAACTTCTGGGTATTTGATTTCGTTCCATCTTCCGGTGGACATAAGGCTCTCAACAACGCCGATCCGTTTTCTCATGTTGCGCACAATGCGCTTAAAATTGTAGACCGGATAGCCGAGTTTCTGCGCCGTAAGGATGCCGAGCTTTCTTGTGGCAATACTACTTGCGTCTGCGGTCTTAATCCACTTTGCAAGCATGGAAATTGCATTTCCGGCATTCAGGTTTTGCAAATCTTCCTCAAACTGTTTCTTCATGGCAGCCCACATATCATCCTCTAACGGAGTTCCGACCAGAGAATACATATCATCATATCTTCCGAACACGCCGATCAGATCAAGGTTTGGCTTGAGTGCTTCCGGATGTTTCTCTGCCATATAGCGAATGATGGTTCTGAAAGTCTTTCTTTCCCCGAGGCCGCCCCGAATGTCTCTTGCATAGAACGCGATTTTTGTAGCAAATAGTTTGTCCTGTGCGTACGCCTCTGCAAATAGAGCGGTAATTCTGCTCTCATCAGCCTCTCTCAGCGATCCAATTGTGCCAAACAAATCCAATCTGGCGTCTCCGGTGGTACTCAATGCCGCTGCGCCATTTTCTGTTCGAGTAAGTTTTGCGTCTCCCCTCATTGCTTCTGCAAAATTCATGTTTCCCTACCTTTCCAGGACTCACATTTACGGATTTGAACCGTTCGCATATTGTTTTTCAGACAATTTTCTTAACCATTATGATTGCTGCAGGAGTCCCATAAATTTGATTCATGACCACTTTTCATTAGCCACGTCCAAAGATCGCAGCCTTTTGATTTTGCATAATCAACGATTTTAATTTTGCCGTTGTGGTCACTTAAAAGCTATTTCAGGATGCTTTTGGTTTTATGATTAACAGTCATATCCATTTTATTGCTGTAAGCATCCAAAAGTTGCCCAGATGAGAATTGAACTCATAATCTTATTTGCTGTTAGAAACACCTTTGACATGTTTCACCCGGTTTGCCATAACCGGAAATCTGGGCGATATTTTGCAGGCTCAGTGCGAAAAGTTCCTGATTTAAGGCCGATAACTTCCATTCGCTGTGTTTATAATACGGCCGCCTGCTTTGTCCACCGGAACACTAAACCAACTGTCAGACAGTCAGCGATATTCTCAGCAGCGTCGGAGAAGTAGGAGTTGAACCTACAGTGTTTACCCCGAGGGGAACGGTTTTACAGACCGCCGCAGCACAACCGGTAGCTGCCTTTCTCCGTCTTTAATTTTTTTGTTGCTATTGTTTCATCGTTTGTGTAGTATGTATTTGTGTTGCCAGTAGGGCTTTTTTGTTTTTGGGGATATTTTGGGGGCTTAGTCGGCCGGCTGCTTGGATCCCGTCCGACCCCCTCCCCCGTCTGGTCATCAGGTCCCGAGCCCGCAGCCCTCAGCGCGTCGGATCCCCTCTTGATTCAATTCTAAATTGTTTCAATTTTCCACTCATTTTCTACAATTCATTTCAACTATTCGTTAAAGTAATGTTTAGTGAATAGTTGATGTTCTGAAACCCGCATAGATGCGGGCTTTTAAATTGTGCCAAATTACACACAATTTAATCTGCATTATGTAAACCGTTAGTAAGTAAGTTATCAGACAACTCCGCTTGTTTTGGAGCGTTTAAAATAGGCAGATCGTCCGCAGATAACAGCTGTTTGTCCTGCGCTATTGCCCTTACACCGGGCATATTGTACTCAAATTTTTTGTTAAGCCGTGCAAGGTACGGCACCGGGCTTCCCTTGTTGTCCATCATCGCCCCAAGAAGGCTGTTTTCTTCGTCTCTGTCTATTTTTTGTCCCAAAAGAGAGCGCTGTGTACTTAGCCTGTTACTCTCCCACAGTCTCACAGTATATGGATCTATCCCGGTCATCTCACAGAATCCGCTTATAGATACTATTTTACTGTGGTTATTGCATATCCTCTTATATATATAATTATATACATACTCCACTTTATCTAAATCGTACTCATTATGTATTAAGCTATCTTTTTTAAGTAATTTTTTACATGGTTTAAATAGATCCAAATAGATCTCTGTTAATACATCCATCCATACTGTATGTGGTATACTGTACTCATCAAAACCGTATTTATTACAGTATTGTACAATAATATCTTTAACTATTGGCTCTATATCCTCTACAGAGTTTATAGTATGTATATCTGCATATATAATTTTATCTGTCATGGATCTGTACACCTCCAATCTATATAAACCATATAAAAAATACATCCAGACTTTACAGAATTAAAATTTAACTGTTTTATCTGGATGCATTTAATATCTTTTGTATTATATACCGGATCCTTATAGACCGGTTATTTATATCTATAACACGATTAAAATATTTTGTCTAATGATAAATAAAAAATAGCCGGGGATTATTCCCCAGCTATTCCATGTTCGTGGCCGACGGCTTCCATTTGCTCGTCATACCATTTCCGCAGCTCTGCGCAGCGGATCTCGTAAATTTGTTTTACAGTACATCCAGATAGACCCTGTGTCCTTTTCCGCCCTTGTCAAGAGCATAGAAACAAGGCCTCTTGTCCCCTTCCAGGACATCGTCAATATCATAATTCCAGCCCCAAGCGGACTCTACAGCTAAGCCTCCGGAAATCGTCTTGTACAGCTGGAAGCAGTTGTTCTCGGGGAGTCTTACCTCCATTTCATCGGAGCAAACGCCCTGCTGGTGACTGCCTGCGTATGTGTACACGTTCCTTTTTTCTGCTCCCAGAACTCCGTAATTCCGATAGATCGGGAATGTTTCCGATTGCTTGTATAATTTTTCTTTTTTCATTTTGCGTCCTCCTTTTTTATTTTCCTTTTGATACTGTCATGATAAACCAAAAAAAGTTTAATGTCAACAGCTTTTTAAACTTTTTTAAATTATTTTATTCTACGTATTTTATAATGTTCCCCGGCTGCATGTCTAGCAGTTCACAGAGCCTTTCAAGCGTTTTAATACCTACCATTTCATTTTTTCGCAATTTTTGCATTGCTGACTGGCTTATTATCCCCTCTCTTAATATTTTTGTGCTATTGTATCCGCTTTCTTTTAACGTCTCCAGTACATTAATTTTGTAGACTAACATTTCTTTCCCTCCTATTTAATAGATTATATATATAGTAGCTTTCTTTTGCTTTTTTGTCAATCTTTAAAATAATCTAAAAAAAGTTTATTTTACATATTGACTTTAAACTGTTTTCGGTTTATTATAATAACTGTAAAGAGGAAACAAAAAAGCCGCCCGGAATCCTACCACAGACAGCCGGACGGCACCAATCAAAAAAAGAAAGGCGCCTGTATTATATCACAGGTAAAAGGAAAAAGAAATGAAGAAAAATGAATTATTGGCTGCGATTGAAAGCACGAAGACAAGAAGCGCATGGGAACGTGGCGTGAAAGAATACGCCGCGGAACTTGTGGAAAATCTTGACGCTGACGATATACCCGAGTGCCGCCGCGATCTGGAAAAGCTCCTTTTAAGTGGTGCGGAAACATGGGATGATTATAGCTGGGGCGGTTGCTCCTTGATTTATAATCAGGACATTGCCCATAGACTTTGCTCACCGTCTGAGCTCAGAAGATCCCGGAACGGTGAGCGCAAGCCAAACGGCAGGGAGCAGTGGCTAGATACTCAGGCGCGCGCTCTTTACCAAGCAAGCAACCTTATTTATCAGCAAATCTAACAAAAAGAACAGTAAGCGCGGTCGGCGCGTTCCGGGGTTCAATTCCCCGGCTTGCTTTTATCTAAAACAAAAACAAAAAGGAGGATTTTGAAATGACAAAAAGAAAGGTTTTAAAAAATTTGCTGGGGCTGGTCGGCTCCGAATTTGACGCCGACGACGTTATTTGTGCTTTTGAGGATTACAAAGAGCGCGGAAACAGCCTCGTTATCGTAACGGAAAACCATGATTTTCCGGGCTATGATACCGCTGCATATATAGATAACGGCGTGCGCGGTGGGGTTGTTTTTTACATCGCCACAAATACAGATAACATCGTAACAGATGTCATGATGATAAATTAAATAGCAGTTGCCGCAGAGGATGCAAGCCCGGATCGTTACCGGGCGGCGGTTTTTTATAATCCCGGATACCGGGGAAAAGAAAGGGAATAAAAAATGAAGAATAGTGCTTTAAAGACTGTGAAAAAGTATAATTTAAGTTACCGCGTGCGCGCGGTTTCCTGCGGTACAGAATTTGTGGAAATTATTGCAGAAAATATTCCAGAATTTGAGATGGTCGCTTCTGCTTTCCGGCGTATGCGTGGCGTATACGTCGACAGCCATTTTTATACACTCTGCATCCGGATCTATGACCTGGACGAGTGGGAAGCGTTAAAGCGATTTTCAGCTGCAAAAAGTGAGCTTGTCGACATATTTTATATGTCGCTGCGCGCAGGCAAAAGTCCGGACGACGCAAAAAGAGATCAATTTTCATTTTGCGCAGGCCGCCCGGAATATATAAGCGCATACAATGCAATTTACAACTGATTTTTTCTTTTTTGGGTGGCAAGTCCACCCATTTTTTATAATACAGGGCATAAAATGCAAAAACGGGGTATATAGCTATCCTGGATCTATGCGCGCGGACTATATAACCCGCACAAAAACTGACTGATGCATACCGTGCGCAGATCCGGCAAAAGATCCGGTTTTATACAGACGCTTGCAGCTCGTCTTTTGTCGTTGCATTTTTTTAGATCCCGTTTTATAATTTTGCTAAATACAGCCTTGCGCAGCTGTTTTGTTTGCGTACCATTTTTTTACATGGATATTATGCCTAATTTTAACGCGTTAAAATTGAGTTGAAATTGAGTTAAATTGAGTTAAAAAGACCGGACGCAGGCGCTACCGCTCCACTCTGCCCCGATTCCGTGACCGCCGCCGCAGGCGTGGCGGCATGGGGCGGCTGGAGGGGGGGGGATGGGCATATTTTTTTCGCGGTAATTTTCAGGTACACATCTTTTTGAGCATTTTTCTGGCGAAATTTCAAAACCGGATTTTTCGAAAATCTCAAATTTGATTAGTACGCGACTTTTAATTTCAAAAAATTTTTTCTATGACGCTTTTCTTACGGCAAAAAGAATATTATCCACAACATCAAATACACTATCCCCATACGTTGCCACAAAATCGCAAAGAAATTCTTCCTGCTCAATCGGTATATGAATACCATAAGAAAACATAGTTGCATGGCATACTTCGTGCAATAGCACTTTGCGCAGAAATGCCCCATAAAGCAAATTCGATACATATACGCATTTTTTATTGGCATCTGTTACAGCGACGCTCCTAGAGCCGTCTGAGCGCGTCAGAAGTCTATTCCCCGCATCGACATACACTACAGTCCAGTTAATTCCGTTGATTTCAAAATTCATACATATTCCTCCTCGAAAAATTGTAATTCTGTAAAATGCGTTTTCTAGAACGAAAACATGCCTTTCGCCACTTGTGGAGAAATTTCGTGCCAGCAAGTTGGCACACGCAATACAGAACAGCATTTTCTATCCGGTCTCATCTAGCCACTATTTCAAAAAATTTAAGGAGAGCATTTCCGCTCTCCTTATCATTTGTTCTTCTGCTATCAAAACTGGATCATAGCTCGCGATCATGTATTTCATTCATGCATATTTGTTTTGTATAAAAATATGTCCAATAATATTTTATTTATTATTTACTTTTTCCCTGTATTATGATAATATAAGTTTGCTATCATTTTCAGATAGCGTAAGAGCGCTGATTTCTCCCCGGATTTCCAGCGCTCTTTTATTTTCATTTGCATTATTTTTATCCAATGTTATAATTAAGTTGTTTCAAACAGCGCACCCTATTGCCTACAGTCCAGCTCACACCCAAAGCTGGGCTGTTTGCTTTTTATTCTAATTCTGAGCAGAAAAGGGGCTAAGCAGCCCCTTTTCATCACATCTTAGACACAAGCGTTGTAAGCTTTGTTTTTGCCATCGTACGCTCTTCCGGCGACATATCCGCAACGAGCTCCGCCATGTCCTCAGACAGCTCTTTCATATATTTCTCAAGTTCCTTTATCTTTGCCTCTTTATCCTGCTGGGTATTGCCTTTGTGCAGCTCCTTGCTTTCCATGTATGCTTTCCGATATAACCCGGATCTTCCTTCGTTACGGTCTCTCATCTCTCCTTTTGCATCAGAGATTGGCTCCGAAAAGTACATCCGTCCCCTCATCAGATCAAGATCCCGCATCCTTTCTTTTTCTGGAAGGTTTTCCCATTCCCTGTAATCAGACGGCATCTGATGGTAATATGGCGGCTCTTCGTATCCTCTTCTTGTCCCGCGACCTTTCGGTGCGAACCTACCGTTTTTGTATCTATATTCATCGTAAAATCTCCGATCTCCGTACCTTTCTACCGCATCCAGTAAGTCGCTCGGTTCAAATTCTTCCATGCCATTTGTCAGGGTTCTGTAGTACATTGCTTCTGCGAGATCTTTAAGCATGTCTGTAACCTGCCCCATTTCGCATGTGTCAATGTTTTCAATTCCTTTGTCAAATTCTGCTTTCGCACATTCGGAAAGCTTTTCGATCATGCAGTGCATTCTACTTACGTCCATAGATCATGCCTCCCTTGTAACTACAATGTTTGCATTCGCTACATCAATTGCCTGCGTACTGGTATTTTTGACCGCGATATTCACACAGCATCCTGCCGGTACGTCTACATATACTCCCGCAGACACGTTATTGTACTGCGACACTGCTGCTGGAGTAGATCGCATCTGGGAAGAAAGAACCGGTTCTCCGCTAATAGCAATAGCAAGAGAGACTTCTCCTGCTGTTCCACCTGCCGGCACTGCAATATTTGCAGAGAAGTTTACAAAGTATCTTGCACGACACTGATTAGTAAGTCCTCTTAAAGTGATAATCCCGGAACCTTCGCGATGTTTAATGCAGTTACCTGGCTTAACTGCTGTATTCGTAAAGACCACATTTCCATTCTGCGCCACTTCCTGCGTAGCCACAGTTACAAATTCAGCCATAAATTTTTTACCTCCATAAATAAAATCAAGGGCAAACCTTTAAGTCTGCCCCTTTTTGTTGTAATACTGCTTTTTAGCAGACATAACCCATTTGGTTAAGTTACGCAATATTCAGTTTTCAACATCCGCAGCCGGCATTGCATCCGCAATATAAATTCGGATTGGGGACCTGATATGCCGGAATAGGAGCCGGGTTCACAGCGTTAATAATCTGCTGTGTCTGAGCAGCCATCTGGGTTGTGAGCAGAGCGCTCTGACGATCCTGAGAAGCAGCCCGACGAAGGTCATTGTTTTCCGCCTGCAGGGAAGAAATCTTTTCCTGACACAAATAATCAAGAATAGCCCTAGTCCCCGCGTTCTGGCTGTCAATAATGTCTCTTGTATTGCTGTTCATGGTATTCTGCAGCGCGCATGTATTCTGCGCCATGTTGTAATTTATACCCTGGATAGCTTCGCGAGTTTCGCAGCAGCAGTTTGCAAGCTGTGCCTGCAATGTATTGGTGTTCTGCATGTTTGCTACTGTATCAGCATTTATGGACTGCTGGATACCGTATCCTGTCTGCAAAATGTTGGTGTTAATCCCATTAAACCCTGTAAGCATTGCGTTGTTTGCAGCATAGAATCCATCGCAGAGACCATTTGTGATACCGTCGAGTTTGGAGATTACCGCCTGGTTATCAAAACCGCGCTGGATATCTGCCTGTGTAGCTGCTGTTGCAGCATAGCCACCTCCATTGCCACCAAAGCCGCCCCAGCCATTATTGCCCCAGCCAAAAAGCAAGGCAAACACTACAATAATCCAGAGCCATTCGCCGCCCCATGCGCCTGCGCCATCTGCGTAGTTTCCTGTGGCTGGCATTACCGGCATGGTAAATGGCGTGTTATTTGAGTTAAACATACTGTTTCCTCCTGATATTTTATTCATAAAGAGGCCGCGCGTATCCTCTAATATGCTTTTACATTCCCATCTGTTTTTTGATCTGATTCATCATTTCATCCGGGTTTATTCCTTTTTCTTTACATAAATTTTTAGCGATATTTTCTATACCGCGGAAGTCTCCTTTTTGAGCCATTTCAAGTGTATTTTTCGCCATAGGATTTTTCATAATTTGGTTGTTTCCCATCATATTTTGCAAAAACTGTTGAGGGTTTTTCATCGCCTGTGTCATTTGCATCAGGTTCATTCTGTCTCCTCCTTTTTGGAGCGATTTACTTGCTGCTTCTGTGTTGATTTATTCATAAAATCATCGATTCTTTTTTCCAGCTCGTCAAACCTTTCCATGACTGTTTTAGTCAATTTTTCTGTCGAATTTATTTCAGAATTTTCGACAGTTTCTGTTGACTTATTATTCAAAACAGGTTTAAATAAAACTGTGCAAATTGTTCCGTCAGAATTCCACTTTTTAGTGTATATTTCTGACAGATCGTTTTTTGGGAAAAAAGCAACAGAACCATCCATTGGCACGTCGTTTGCGGTTATGTTTTCTACGGTTTGTATAACCTTTCCGTTTATGCCAATTTGCTGTTGAACTGGCTGGTACTGTTGAACAGGGATTTCCTGCTGTTGATACCCTCTTTGCTGTTGGATATATGGATTGTAATTGCCATATTGCTGATACGACATCGGTGTGTTATATCCGCTCATCGGCTGGTAAGGATTTATCTGCATCAAGCTCCTCCTTTTCCAAAACTTCCTCTACTGCATGCACCATTATTGACTGATAGGTAAGGGGCACTTTTCTAACATCTTGCCTGATAAATATTTTTTCCAAAATTTCGTCAGAAAACATAGGTTATCCCTCCTTCTGATTCTATTCTGGCATAAAAAAAGCCGCCAAAAGCGACCTCAAAACGTCAATTTAGCGACAAATTCCAATTTTCCATTTTTAAAAAACATGATAAACACGGCATTAGCATTCGCTATATGCAAGTCCAATGATTATTAGCTACTGCTAAAATTCTTTTAACTGTATCTCCACGTTACCCTTGACAATAACAATTTTCGATATTATTGTCTTTAATATAACATTTTTGCTTGTCTTGTCTATGTGTGGCCACACATCGGCAAGACTTTTTATTTTGTCATAAACAATTTCTTTTGACTGCTTATTCACTTCGCTTTTCTGTAGTTCGAAAATGACCTCTTTTTGCTTATTTATCTCATTTTCTGTTTCTCGGATAGAATCAACAATTGTGTCATTGCCTTCCGCGTAAAAATTATACAGTCTTTTCAGTTTTGCCTTATTCTTTTCCAGCGCTTTTTTTGTTATTTCCAGTTCGCTTTCCTTTTGTGTTTTCTGGTAGGAAGAAATGTTAAGAGATATATTTAAAATTTCTTCCTCTACCTGCTTTTCAATGTCTTTTGCCCATTCTAAAGTATTGTCACACTCTGGGTTGTAATTGGGTAGCTTATCAAGACCTTTATCGCGCGAATAGCAGTATATTTTGTGGTTCCCGTTTGTCCACTTTTGATACCTCATTTTGCATCCACAAATTCCGCAATAACACAATCCGGTGAGCAAGTTCGTCTCCATGGAAAAGCACGCCGTTTTCGTTTTTCTTCTAGTCTTCCTATACTCCTGCGCGAGTTCGAACTTTCGCTCATCGAATATTGGTTCATGGAGACCTTTATAGACTTCTCCTTTATAAGGTATCATCCCAATATTTACCACTCCTGTGAGTATGTGTCTGACAAGGAGCTCACTTGAATATCCGCATATCTTCATGATTCTTTCATCGGAATATCCCTGCAAAAACAAGTCCAGCGCTCTATTCGCCTGTTCTGCTCTTTCTGGTATTGGAACCAATATTCCTTTTTCTCTGCTGTAATCATAGCAATACGGTCTATTCCCTCCTCCATACCAGTATCCTTTTTTGACCCTTTCAAGCCTGCCGCCACACATACGCATCATCATGGTATTTTTGTCTAGCTGTGCAAAAACAGCCATCATCTGTGTATACGCCTGTTCCATCGGACTGTCGTAGCTCACGCTATCATGCACACAGCGAAAATCGACCCCGTTTGGCTGGAACACCCTTTCGATCAGGTATATCCCGTCCACCATGCTTCTGGATATCCTGTCCAGTTTAAAAGCAACGAGGCACTTAATCCTTTTCTTCGAGCAATCACGGATCAGTCTTTGTAGTTGCGGTCTGTCCATGTTTGATCCGGTGTAACCATCGTCAATGTACCAGTCAGATATTATAAGCTTATTTTTCCGGCAGTAATCGGTTATGCTTATCCTTTGCAAATCCAATCCATAACCTTCTTCCGCCTGTTTTTCGGTTGAAACCCTTAAGTAAGCGACACATTCCATTGCCGTTCCTCCTTTTCTCTAAAAAGAATGTGCCGTGTTTATCATGTTCACGGCACATTCTACATCCTGCTACAAACGGTGTCAATCTAAGCAATTCGCTATAAGCTCCAATACTTTTTCGGGCAGGATCACATCTTCTGGGGAAATTTCTTTCCCGTTTAACGTCATTTTTGTCATTTTTGCCATTTTACTCCAATCTGCTTACTTTAAGCCTTATACCATTTATTTTTCTGTTCACAGTTCTTTCAGACACGTTTTCTAGTTGTGATATCTCTGTTATTGTTTTTCCTCTTGCCAACAACCAGAACACGTTTTCTTCATCTTGCGTAAAATTGGCATTTTCTAAAATTTTTTCAAGTTCCGGCCTCGTCATCTTTGACAATGCCAGTTTCAATCAGCTTCCTCCTTTTTAGCAGAATCGTATGTGTCAATTTTCTTGCTTTTAACGTTGATTTTTGCAAATAAAAGTTTAATTTTACCGTCGGCTCGTCCTTAAGAAATTACTTTTCATACTGCCTTTCCACTCCTGTTTCGCCCTGCGCAAAGGCCTACATGCATTTTCCCAACACTCCGGCCAGTCATCCGGAAAGCTCTTGCAGATCTCGTATCCCTGCTTTGTTCGCTCTCCACAAGTCTCCTTTCGCGTTACGGTGTTGGATGTGACACCCAAAAAAATTGCTACGTCCTTTGCTTCGCCGCTCATTATCAGCTTCTCTCCGTCGTAAACATCGTATTTTTTTGCCTTTCTACCACGATATCCCATTGTTCAATCCACTCCTTCACAAAATCTTTTCCATTTTTCTCTTTGCTCTGCGTTCATTCCTGTATGCCCTGTAAGCTCTTCTGATGCCCCTATTTTCGATTTTTCTTCTTTGATCGATAATTTTATCGTCTCAGCATTTTTTTTGCGAATTTGGGACGAATACGAGCCTTCATTTGTCTTTTGGATTGCCCTCTTGATTTCTTCCGGCATTTTTGCCAGTTCCGATTGTCTAGAAAGTGATACCCTGTAGGTCTTTATAAAGTTCGAGCTTACAACCGTCTCGTTGTAATTTTGATCCAAAGCCCATGTTCTAAGTTGCTCTGGTGCCCCGACGGCAGATTGAACAAGAGCTGGCAGTTTCGAAAACTCTTCCACCGCATTGTACCCGCTGTTCCTGATAGCCTTGCTTACAAGCGCCCATGCTTCCATTTCGTTTAGCTCTTCCGGAATCACCATCTTTACGATCTGGCTGATTATCTGTCCGGGTGTCGGAGCAAAACCACTCGTGTCTGACCTGATATAAGCTTTCAGTGCCGCACCTGCCTGACTGTATGTAAACCCACCGAGCATGTCACTCCACACTTTCGCAGCGAAGTCTACATTCGCCAATTTGTAGTTCGGGTAAGTAACTGTCATAACCGCAAGCAACTTCTTCGCTTCGTTCTCTGTCAAGGTTCATCCACCTCGATTCCGTCAAGCAGCTCCGTAAGCTGGTCTTTCTGGCTATTTACGGCAGCTGTATTGCAACTCCTCTTGCCGTTTCTCTCCCATGTTCTTACCGCTGCCTTCCAGTCTTTCATTTTGTTTTTGCCGACCATCCATCCCTTGGATGTGTAAAAGTCAACAAATGTTTGAGCGTCAATGCCGTTATTTCGATTGTCGCAGTATTCTTGGACCTGGTTTACATCTGGGGGAACAAAGCGATCAGCTTTTTCCCCTCTCACACTCTCCCCTTTATTACACTTACCTAACCTATCCTTACCTTTACTATCCTTACCTATCCTATCCTTTCCTGTGGTGCCATTTGGTTGCCATTTGGTTGCCATTTGGTTGCCATTTGGTTGCCAGGAAATTTTTTTAGCAGGATCGAGCGGGTTTCCTTTCTCTTCGTCAAGCGTGTAAGCCCCGTTCTTCTTCACATATAGCATTGATTTTTCGCTAGTGTATTCTGTTTCATTGTACCGGTCTTTTCTCAGCAGATTGTGCATCCTCCAATGCTTTATGACAATCACTCCGCTTTCGTATGCAATAACAAACGCTTTTGCGATAAGGAGCTTCATGTCATCATCTCCTGCACCCATCATTCTTGCAATTCGCTTCGGGTTTTTCACGAAACCGTCATCGTCAGCATTCATGCACAGGTGGAAATAAAGCGCCTGTGTGGAAAGTGGCATGTCCAAAAACGCGTCACTTTCTGTAATTTTCTGTGTAAACATCCTGCGCTCCGCCATTTTCAACCCTCCAATCAATCAATTTTCGGTTTCTCGATATAAATTCCAGCTCCGGTTGCAAGTTCTTTCCACAGATCGTTTATTGTTCCGGTTCTCATGTCTCCCGTTATACTCTGTATTCGTTTTTGAGCCTTGTCTTTAAAGTTTGTCAATTTTTTTGATCCGAATCCATCTTCGATAAGAATGCAAAATCCGTAGGTAAAGTAACGTGCCGAAAGCGCATTTATCTCATTCGCACATCGCATTTGCTCTTCAACGGATGCCTGCATAATTTTTGATTTGTAATGCGGATAATCGTCTTTTGTATACTTAACATGCTCAACCTTCCAGTCTGTATAATTGTAAAGTTCATCTACAAGCTTTTGGTATGTCTTATTGAAATATCGTTCATCGTACTCGGCAAATTTCCGGCAAAAATCTGCCAATTTTCTCTGGCTGTACCTGTAGTCTTTCCAGAGTCCATAACACAAAATTGTGAGAATAACTGTATATGGGCTTCTGTTCGCACTTTGCTTTAACCTTCGTGTTTCCAGAAGGAGCTTTGAAAGCTCCTTCGGATCATCGTACCTCTTTGCCATTTGCATTTCCTCCTGTATTGTAAGCGAAGATAAAAATTTACATCACTTTCTGTAAATCAGGTCGTTAAATTTTTGCAGCTGTTTTTCTGATACCTTGTTCCCTAACTTCTCCGGCTTAAGCGAAATAACAAGATGCTTATCCGCGATAGCGGAAAGCTCTCTGGCAAGGTTTTTTCTCCCCTGCTCTATTCCGTCGCGATATCCCTTTGAAGGCTTGTATTCATCAATTTTTGACTTACCTGCGCCCTGGGAACCGCTCGTCTTATTCCTCAACTGATAGCCATTGTCAGCGTACATTTTTATGTAATGCTGTTCCCATTTGTCCAGCTCAGACATCCGGAAATGAAGTAAGCCTATCATCCATCCATACGGATTATCCTTTGAATAAAATCCGTGTTTTTTTATGGATAAATCAATGTGTTGATACCCAACCATATGTTGCGAAAGTCTGGTCAAAATATGCTTTGCCTGACCGATGTATGCATATTTAAAACCGTTTTCATCAGTTCTTGTCAGAAAATATATGCCGCTTTTATCATCTAATCTAGGTTCTACTTCGAGAAGCTTTTTCTTGTTTTTTTGCTCAATTGTCATGATCTGTGCAATGTTCTTTTTTACCATTAGAAACACCTCCTTTCGGTTCTCCATTTCTCAATGATCTGAGTGATTCTATCGAAATTTCGATAAGTGCAAGACCGTCAATGTAAATGATTCCACTCCCCGCTCGCTCCGTTACAAAGCATTTTGCTCCTACCGGCATATAGCAATGCATCAATCCGTCATGATCAAACCATACCACTGTGCGATTTGTGACCTCACGGTCTTCGTTTTTTTAATTTGGCAACATACATAAACTATTCATACATTTATATATCACTCCAATCCAATTTATTCCCGAAGTCGGGACACCATGTGAATTTTTCTTTTGGGTCTTCTCCTGTTTCTGTGAAGAATTCCATTGTCATTTGATCCGCGCCACAGAACGGACAGATAAACTGGCTTCTGCATAATCCAGAAGACTCAGCGCGAAAAATCTTTTTCGGCATTTGCATTTTTAATGCAACAATAGCCATATCGGTTGCGTTAATTGCTCCTGTTAAGTGTCCTTTTGAAACATCCCTAAATGCTTCTTGCCACTTGATCGCTTCTTGTATTGTGATTTTAATCAGTCCCTTCTTCGAAATTTATACAATTGACCGGTAGGTAGAGCGGGAAAAGAAGAATTTTCCCGCTGATCTCACAAAAATGTAAATCTTGTGATTTTCCCGGCCTTGTAACGTGATGAGAACATATAACGCATTTGTTCTCTTTGAACTTTTTGTCGTAAATGTCAAGTGCTCTCATACCGTTTACACCTCCATCACTTAAAAGGCAACTCTTCTTCTATTCCATCCGGGATCTGCATGAAATAGCTTCCTTCTTCAGCTGGAGGAATTTCGGAACCATTGTCGTTCGCCCGTGATGAAGTTTTGCTTTCCGCGAATTCCTGGCTGTCAACGATACATTCATTTGTATATACTTTTTTTTCATCTTTCCCTGTAAAACTTCCGGTCTGCCAGTGACCTTCTACAATGATTTTCGTACCTTTTCTTAAATACTTTTCGGCAAACTCCGCGTTCTTACCAAAAGACCTGCAATTTATAAAATCTGCGTTTTGTTCTCCGTCTTTCTTGAATTTCCTGTCTACCGCAAGCGTAAAGGCAGCAATTGCGATAGGCTTATCACCCTGAGAATATCTAACATCAGGGTCTTTGGTTAGTCGTCCACATAAAATCACTCTGTTCATAAAACAGTCTCCTTTCAATGACTTAGATTTTAATCAGCGTACGGTTTATCCTGTAGCCGCCGGATATGCTGTTCTGTTTCCCGGATCAGCTCACAGGCATCTATGTAGTCGGATAAAAGTTTCTTATCCATCGGTGCTACCTTCTTTCTCATCCACTTTCTTACTTAAATATCAGTTTAAAGACTTAACCGTTTCTTTTCTGCGTCCCAGTCAAAAGAGGCACACGCGATACAGCGTTTGCATTGCTCTATAGGCTCGTCGTCCCACTCAATGCCAAAGCCCAAACAAGCGCCGCTCCCGTCTTTTCCTGCAGTTCCATGTCTCTTCTGTAAACCGCACTTTATCATTCGCTGCTTTATCCGGCACTGTTTGCATATAATCTTTTTCCCCGTTGTGCAGCCCTCTTGTCTTGCATAATATGCCGCCCATATTTTACTTATTCCGGTCCCTGCCATATTCCATCCTATGATCCTTTCGCCGCATATATCGCAATAAACCTCTGTGCTTACTTCTCTGTATATAGGCATTTTCTATTCCTCCTCTAAATGCTCATTTTCGTCCATTTTCTTATCCCTCTTTAATCAGGTCAGATTTTTTCGATTCTTCCCACGTCAGCCCTTCCAAGAGCTTCCTCCGTTAAATTCCAGTTTACCTGTCTATTATTTTTAAAATGCCAAACGAAAAGGCTACATATCCTTCTGCTAATCCGATAAATGCATCATCAAGCATATATTTAATTATTGCTTGGATTTCTCTGCCAGAATACTTAATATTATCCCATTCTTTTAAAACAATGCTGTCTCCAACCTGGAAATCTCTATCATCTTTTCTGATTTCGAATGTCTTTTTCCCATCCAAAATTTCTTCGAAATACTTAGGATATATTTTTAATTCGTGTGTTTTGCTCATACTTCCTCCACTAAACTTTCAGTTTAAACCCATAAGCGTCTCATATTCTTCTGATTGCCTGCTTATTTCTTCCAATTCCAGAAACTCTTTGTACGAACATCCCTGTGCTTCTACGCTTAACATTTTCTTTTTTCATTTCCTCCAATTCTTCCAAACTGAATTTCCTATATCCGATCCCGTCATTTGTAAAACCACCGGACTGATATACTACACATTTTGACATTGGCTTGACCTCTTTCAGTTTGGCAACGGCTCATGATCCTTATCTCCTGCTATTGCTTCCCGAATCCTGTCTGCAAACAAGGCACATGCTTCATCCACAGATGATATATTGTCCCTTATATCCTGAGTCGGTATATCAAGTTCTTTTCCAAGTTCATAGAATACATCACAGACACCATCTGTATAAGTTGCTTCTTGTTCCGTCTTCTCATAATTTGTGCATTTAAAAAGATCTTCAGCAATATCAAGTCCTTTGTTCAATCCCTCCATGTAAGATCTTTCTTTTTCCGATCTAAGCTGTGAGGCTCTTTCCTGCATTACTCTTGACTCATCAATCGCTTTAAGAGCCTTATCTGTGTCAATATTTTCCGCTTTATACATTCTTTTTACCTCCACTGAACTTTAATTTACAACATTACCAGGTCACCCTTGTTGATAATCGTACTGGCAATGCTTCTTGTTACATGCGTCATAATTTCAGCCTGTGAATGATTTTCTGCAGCATACTTTCTAACGTCAGATTTTTTCGATTGCTTCCTGCTTATCCATATTTCTACCTCGCTAAATCCTCATTTAGCTTTCATAGCAATCTGAATTGGCTCTCATGCAATGATAACATTCTTTCTTATCTGTATGACATCCATCACATTCTCCAACAATGCAAGGTTCAATAGTATTCTCCAATACTGGATAAGCCGTATTTTCATCATCAGCTTTTATTATATGGTACTGTCCCCACATCTTTGTAACATATCCAATAACTTCTTCGTTACTATCCACTCGTTTTGCCTTATGCTTTATAATCATGTCATTCCTCCACAAGTCCTCATTCAATCGGCATTGTCCGCCTCCATCAAATCTTATCTTTGTTAATTAACAATAGATATCACTTTATTCATATATGTTGCACTCAATCTTTAACGCCCTCTTTTAGTTTCTTTGCTATATCAAAAATAACATTTACAGTGACTCCATTTCCTGCCTGCTTATATAACTGACTATCTGAATTAACAAACGCTGCTTTTTCAAAATAATCATCTGCCCACCCCTGAAGTCTAAAACATTCTTTTGGCGTTAACTTTCGGATTGCTATGTAACATTGAAGCTTTTCATACCAGACCGCGTATACAATCAGTTCATCTGATACCTGCACGAAAATCCCTTGATTGCAGCTTGTATCAAGCGTTTTTGCTGTTGCTTCCTTGACCTCAATCGCAATTCCATGCCGGTCCTGTCCTGTCAACGTGAACATCGGCTCTCCATCATCTTTAAATCGTCTTCCATTCTGACGTTTTTCTGCTCTGTCGGGTGTTAATACTGGAATTGCAATTCCGCTGTCCTGCCCTGCATGATTCGCCATGCCTTTGTAGTATCTTGCTTTCAAGCATCGTGCCTGCTCTGTCATCTGTGAGCCTTCGTAGCACAAATCAATGAAACACGGCAATGTAACATGATGACCTCTTTCACCGCCTTGTCCAGTATCAAGTGCTTCTGGTGCAAAGACCTGCGTATTTCTTCTGTATCCGTCTTTATGACCGACTATTTGAACACTATTTTCCCCGTCTGTTCCTTCGACAGGAAATACTTTTGCGGTACTTCGTCCTCTAAGATGTCCGATAATAAAACACCTTTCTCTGTTTTGCGGCACTCCAAAATCTTTAGAGTTGAGAACTTGCCACTCTGCATCGTACCCCTCCCTGTCCATTTCAGCGAGCAGCCTGGCGAAATCCCATCCTCCATTAACATTAAGCAAATTCTTAACGTTCTCAACGAAAAGGTAAGTGGGTTTATTTTCTTCCTCGAGTTGTCCGATAAGGTACATAACTCTGAAAAACAGGCTCGAGCGGTTTCCTTGAAATCCAATTTGCTTTCCTGCGACAGAAATGTCCTGACATGGGAATCCGAAGCACCAGCAGTCTGCCCTTGGAATGTCTCTTGCATATACTCTTCGAATGTCATTTGCGTACCATTCTCCATTTCTGTATTCCTCCTTCAATATTTCTTTTTGCCGTTTCTTCAATGGCACTTTTTCTAATGATTCTCTTTGTTTCTGCGTGAGTAGGTGCATAGAGATATAGCTTGCCGTTGCAAATTTGTCAAACTCGCAAAATCCAACACATTTATGCCCCGCCAACTCCATTCCTTTTCTAAACCCGCCTATCCCCGCAAAAAAATCAATAAATTGCATTTTTTCTCCTCACCTTCAAACTGGTTCCTGATTCGGATTGCAAGATATATGTGCTGGTCTGTACGGTTCAGGAAGCTGCATCCATGCTATTACTTTTTCATAACCCAATTCCTCATTGGTTTGAAATTCCGAATCAACAAATCCAAGACTAACGGGATCAAAAATATTGTGCCAAAATCCGAAACCATATTCTTCCTCGTATTGGCAAAACATCGGTGGATCTTCCAGATGGTTTTCTACCAAGCACATGTAAAATCTGCTATCGCCATCTTCTGGCAGGCTATCTTCTACAGATATCCACAAAGGAACCGTCGGCTGCTCTTCAATCTCCATGAGAACAGAGGCTGCTATGTCGTCAATATCCACCATTCTGTCTGCGTTTGGGTCAGGGTTCAGCCATTTTGTCACTTTTTCAGTCAGCAAATCTGCATCTATCAATCTCACCTATTCCTCCTCCACTTCCAGAATTTCTCCGTTTTTCATGGTGTACCATGTGTCAGCTTTAATTTTGTCTCCGTCTACACGAATCATCTTTGCACCTTTTAAAGACCACCCCTCTTGTCTCCAATATGTTCCTTCGTTTCCTTCCCAGTCCGCGAGTACAAGATAAGAACCCAAAATTCCTTTGGCTTTTCCTTTGTATCCCCAAGCTATCGCAATACTTTCTGGGTCTCCAGCAATCGCACTGCCTTTGTAGCCTGTTGCGGAGGATGCGCCGCAGTTGCCTGTTGCGGAGGATGCGCCGTAGTCGCCTGTTGCGGAGGATGCGCCTTTGTAGCCTGTTGCGGAGGATGCGCCGCAGTTGCCTGTTGCGGAGGATGCGCCGTAGTCGCCTGTTGCGGAGGA